TGATTATTTTGTTCCAGTTGAACCAAATCCTTTATCACTTCTTTCCGATGGAAATAGATTTGCAAAATCTTCATATACATAATCATCTATCATATAATAAAAATATCTTATCTGAATGTTGGTAAGTGGAGTTTTTTGTATAATGGCTTGAGCTAATCTTGTTCTTGATGGAATACTTATACTATTCATCCATTTTATAATGTCTTTATAAGATTCAAATTCATCTAAATAATCTTTATCTACTCCTAACAACAAAGAAATGTCTCCTCTATATTCGGCTTCTATTGTAGCTGGAGCATTAAGAAGTTTAATAGGAGTTTTATACGATATTCCAGAACGAGGGACTATGTGCATTACATAACCATAAGGAGCTAACCATTTTACTCCTGTTTCTACTTTAGTTCTTGAATGTAGTTCTACTAATTCCTTATTGGATAAATCAAATCCTGTGTTTAGTTTTAAATTTATATCGTGAAAAGCATTTTTATCTTCAAATACTACTAAAATAAAGTCTAAAGGTTTTAATCCTTTTAAGTATTTTTCATATTCTTCTTGGAGAAATTCAAGTGAATTAGGTTTAACTCTAACTAATTGAACTAATCCAAACATTTCATTCATCATTCCGCTTACCTCCTATTCATTAATATCATAAATTTTTATTGCATCTTTTACAAACTTCTTTAACATTGCTTTTGCAAATTCTTCTAAATTTATTAATTGCTTAACTACATCTTTTGCATCTTCATATATTTGTCTTGTCGTCCATTTCTTGTAGCTCCCAACCCATCCATCATTTTCATCGTAATAACCCATCCAATCTCCACTATGAGCATAATCCCAACCATACCACCAATATCCTTCTGGTAAATAATTTCCATCTCCCTTACCTGAAAAAGTAAGACCTCCATAAACATCAATAATACCTAAATCAAAATAATTAAAACCTGCAAGTATGTGATTTTCAGGAAGTCCTACATAAGCAACTGGATGAGTTCCTAAAGACATTCCTATAATTCTAAACCAATAATACTCCTCATCAAAGAGAATTTCTGGTTTATCTAAATTTTCTTTTCTGTAAACCATTTCTTTAAACTTTTTCATTTTCTTCCCTCCTTTTAGTATATTTTCCTACATCTATCTTTTCTATAATCAACAAAATCACAACAATACTCGTGTTCATATGTTTCTTTGTTATAAAGAGAGCATCTACCTCGTAACACATAACCTCCATACAACCCTTCATCATAATCTTTTGGCTTCCAGTATTTACAGTAAAAACATAACTCCATAACTCACCTCTCTTTGACTTCTTCTATTTTCTGAAATTTCTTTAAACTTTCCCATTATAACCTCCTTTATTTAGTTATCCAATTAAGCATTTTATAAAGAACATAAGAATTATCTGATGGAGATATAAATTCCTTATATTTAATGTTAAATTCAAGTTCATCTCTAAACAAATCAACCAAATATATAAACAAATCCTTAAAAATAGTTGCATCTTCAAAAAATGAATTGTATGTAATTGTTTCTTTTCTTTCTTTTCTTTCAAAACATTCCCGAATAACATCTATATTAGATGGAATGTTTATAAATACAACATTTTGAGGAATATATAAATGTAAATCATAATCCATTAACATTGAATAAACATCTAATACTAATCCGAATAACCAACCTTTAGCCCATTTTTTATTTTTGTTTTTATATTTTATTTGTTTTATTGCAGAGAATACTAATACATCATATATACTTCTATCCGTTATTACATAACCATCGTAATTAATTTTATTTAACTCTCTTATAAATTCTAATTGATGGATAGAAGAAGAGAGTATAGGAGTTTGAATTTGGTAATTACAAAGTAACTTATCTTCATCGTTAAGTATTTCATTGATGGATATGGGAATTGATACTGGTTCTGATAAAGTAATTACTTTTTTACCTGTTTTAGATAATTCCCACTCTAAAGCTGGAATTAATGACGATTTTCCATTACAAGCGTAACCTGATAAAGTTATTACTTTCATTCTACACCTCCTTTAATTAAAATTCTATTTCATCATCTATACCATTTTCTACTGCATTGTTTTCTACATCACCTAAAAGAAATTTTTTATTAATAGAAAAATATCTCATAAACTCATCAAAAGATATTATTCCTCTACCATCACAATAACCACAAGGAAGATAATTGATAAGACTTTCCATATCATTGTGTTCGCTTATATAGTGTCCTTCTCCTAAACAGAAAGGACAAACAGCTTTACCATTTTGGTAAGCATCAATAATCATCTTTAACAATGTTTTACAATCTCCTGTTTGAATTAAATGTTTAATATAATCCATTTCATTCCTCCTTATTTAACTATTTGATTCACATTTGAAATAATATCCAATATTTCTTTGGACAAAGAAAAAGAGCCAATCATTTTTAACTTCTCTACTCTATGTTTTTTGAGAATAGGTAAAATAAAGAAAGTTAAATCTGGATTTTGATTCAAAATTCTTATACCTTCTTCATATAAATTAAGTATGTCATCTTCTATGTATCCTATTTTAACTTTTTCAAAGGTTAAATGTCTGATAACATCATAGCCATCCTCAACTCCTACATATTCTTTTGATTCTGTAAAATCATCGTTAAGAAAAATCTCATAAATATTTTTATTTAACACAATAGAAAACTTTTTTTCTACTCCTACTGTAATGTGCCACTTCCAATTCATCTTTCTACCCTCCTTTAAATTTGATTTGTTATTTTTAAATATAGTCCATTATATTTAGATGTCAACCTTTATTTGTATATTTTGTATGTCCCTTCAATAGGGACTGAAATTAAAGAGTTTTCAGGTATTTCAACTTCGTGTTCTTCAATTATTTCATATTTCCAATCATATTTAGATAACTTATCCATTAATTTTTCTAAATCTTCTTTATACCCTACAATTTCATATCCATTTGGGATTGTGTTAGAAATCTCCAATGAATTCCCCCAGCTAACTCCTAATTGTATATCTATTCTAAAGGGAACTCTAATAAACTTATATTTTAATTGTATAATTTTTTCTAATTTGAATCTCATTATATTGATAACTTGGAATATTTCGGGAATATAAGTATCTATGACTATTGAATCGTGAACTGATGCTACTACTCTTGATTTCATATTAGATTTGATTAAATGTTGAGTAATATCTGAAAATTGGAATAAACATAATTCAGATGCAGTTGATTGGATGATATAGTTTTGAGCTTTTTTCTTTTTCTCGTATATTTCTCTATCGTCTATTATTATGAATCTATCAAAAGGAGTAGTTATGCCTCCTTTTCTCATTACTTCTTTATGTCTTTGTTGAATGAAATTATAAACATCTTTAAATTCTGTGAAAAATCTATCAAATATTTGTTCTGCTTCTTCTACTGTAATTCCTGATTTTTCTGCAAATGTTTTAGGACTCATACCATACATAAGAGCCAATACAAGTGATTTCATTTTGTTTCTTGTATCTTTAGGAACTTTATCATAATCCATATGATAAACAATTGATGCAATGTATTTATAAATGTCTTTGCCTTGATTATATACTTCTTGAAGTTTTTTGTCTCCTGATAAAGATGCCATTGTTCTCGGTTCGGCTTGGCTATTTGAAAGAGGAAACCCATTAGCTACAAAAATATGATTTCCTGATACTGACAAATCATAAACTTTTTGCCTTCCTAAAAACTTTACTGATTTAACTTTATCAAAAATTAATCCATATTCTTTAATCAATTCAATTTTTATAGTTTCATTAATGAATTCGTATAGATTCTTATCTTGTTCATAGATTTCTTCTATCTTGTATTTTGAAATTATATCTCCTCTTGTATAGGTATTCTTCAATACTCTCCATTTTCCTGAAGTTGTAGGAATTATTTTTTTCTGATTAGGCAGTCCCCAAGTATTATCTTGAAATTTAGAAATTTTAGGAGGATTGAATATTCTTATCAATTCAGGGAAGACTCTCCATAGCCTTTCATAAGAATAACCCGATATAGATATGTTATAACATTGTTGTCTGTTAGGTAAATTAAATACTTTTCCTTTTACAGGATAAAAATATCCTACAATTCCTACATCTAATAATGTTAGATGGAAAAATCTCATTAAATCATAAACAACATTTGATAATTGGAATCTATTATATTTAACATCACAATAAACATCAGTATTCATAAATCCAAGTAAAATACTTAATCTTTTATCTCTATCCAAAGAATAAAGAACTTCATTAAAACATTTTCTTTTGTATCTGGAATTGGCTTTTTCTATTAACTTTAGTTGATGGAGCAAATTAGAAAATTCAGAAGAATTAAATTTTACTACATAACAATTTTTACCTTTAACTTTTTTAACTGAAAAAATTATTCCAAGCTGATTTAAAACAAATTTCGTAAAATCAATTTTTGTTTTATGGGAATGGTATATTGCAAAACTGTTTCTACTTTTTACAGAACCATCACCTAAAAATATTCCCAACAATACATACAACCAATCTCTTTTAAAGTTTTCATTTTCAATTGTTTTTATGGCAAGATAAAATTTATTGTCTATAACATCTCTTATAGTGGCTAATCTATATTTACCATTATTATCAATACACATAAACTTATGGTTTAAAGTGCATTTAATTTTAAATCCTTTTTCAGTCTCTATTTCATAGACATCTCCATATCCTCTATCTACTATACAATAAACATCTAACCACTCTCCTCTATCATTAAGAACTTTATCCTTATTCGGCTCAACATCTATTAATTTTTTCCAACCTTTATCTGTATAAACTAAAGTATCGGGAGTTAAACATAAATCAGCTGAAATGATAATATTCTCTTCTTTTTTTGGTGATATTAATCTTTTGAAGTTTTTACCATATTCAGTTCTGGATGGAAGAAGATGGAAATATGAACTTAATCTACCTGACCTTGTCCCACAAATTTTAAAATCAGTTCTAAATATTCCATTATTATCAGTTTGTTCGGGAATTGGATTTATGTAAGATGATACTGCTTTTTCATAATATTTGTATTCTGCATAGGCTTGAATAAATGTTTTGGCTTCCTCTGATATATTATCTAATTTTAGATATTGTTCTACTACATTTTTATCAAATTTAGGCTGTCCTGTGTCTGTTTTTGCTAATACTGGAAGATTATAAATTTCTATTACTTTTTGTAATTGTTTAGTAGAATTAGGATTAAATTTATCTTCAAAATGTTTTTTTATTTCAGGAAGATTTTGCATAAGAAATTTAGCTTTAGAATGTTTATCTATTGTATATTGTTTTAATTTTTCAAAATTTTCTTTATCTATTCTAACTCCATAATATTCCCAAGTGGCAACTGCTTTTATTTCATTTAAAATTTGTTTGTGAAGTTGATGTTCTTCGGGAGTTAATTCTTGATTTAGTTTATTGTAAAGTAATTCTGTATAATAAACATCATAACAAGCATACCTACCTAATAAGTTAGTCTGTATATCGGCATAAGAAACATTTCTCTTTGGAATTTTCTTAATTTTTGCTATTTTTTGTTTTTCAATTTCTAATGGAGTATCCCAATCGTCATATACATCAAAAAACAATCTTGCTAAATGTTTTAGTCCTAATCCTCCTAATGATTGATTGTATTTTATGTGAGCCATAACATAAGTATCGGCTAATAAAGTATAATTATCTTCACTTAAGATTCCTTCTAATTGACAAGCTACAATATCAAATTTTATGTTGTGTCCTATAAATGGAATTGTGGTAAGCAATCTTTTTATTTGTTCTTTTATTTTTGCTTTTTCATATTCAGTTATAACAATCTCTTCATTTGTTTCAGGATTAATGAAATTATTTGAATGTAAAGGAATATAGTAAGATGTTTTAATGTTAGGAAATTTTAAAGACACTCCAATTATCTTTCTGTCTTTATGGATAAGTGCTGATGTTTCTGTATCAAATATTACATAAGGAGGGCTTATTTCTAATACTTTATCTACAAAACTTTTAACTTTATCAGGAGTAATAATTTTGTATTTTAGTTCATTTTGCTTTTTGCCTGATAAGAGATAAAAAATGTAATTAAGTGATTTAATGTAAACTTGACGATTTTTTAACGATAATTGAATTGAATTAGGATGTATTAATGGAATTACTTTAAATTTTTTAGATTCTTTTTTGTTTAAGGGATTTGTTATTTTTCTTTCTTTTTCCTTACCTGATAAATTAAATACATTTTTGGCATTTAATAATATTTGAGTTGGGAGAGAACCTACTGGAATTAAAATTGCATCTTCAGGTAATTGATATAATTCATAGAATAAATGTTCTTTACATTGTTCGGCAATTGAATGTTTATATGCATCTTTTTTATGTTTAGGAATTTTGTTGTTGGGAAATTCTATTTTATGAGGGATTACAAATAAAAATAAGATATCATTTGGAGTTATAGTAGAATTTTTAAATATTGGAGATATACTTCTCCAAATATTTGCTACTGTTCCAATTCTTACTTGTTCTGGATTATCGAAATTTAACTCGTCGTTAGTTTCTATTTCGGGCAGAATAAATACGAGTTTAGGATTATTATTGTTTCCTATTTTTCTTTTCCTTGAACATTTGTCGTGCAATTTACAGCCTTTACATTTATCCTCTAATAACTGGAGATTTAAAGAATCTCCAAAAAAATCAGTCATATTTTACCTCCTTATTTATTTTCTCTAAATATAACGCTCAAAATAACCAAAATCAAGTCTTGATTTAAATTTCAATGCCATCTATCTCATCAAAATAATCTGGAGATATTTCTGAATTAGTCTTACTTTCTTCAATTTTTTGTTGATTATGTAAATTATAATCATAGTTATCTGTAATTTCTACTTTAGGAACTTCTGATACTGTATTTTCATTATCTTCAGGAATTAAAGGAAACTCATCAGGAAACATATCATCTATATCAGAAAAGAGTTTAGGAATTATATTACCAGTTGGATTATATTCTTTATATCTGCATCTGCTTAAATCTACATCAAATTGAACTATTTGACCTTGTTTCCCTATCCTAACTGTATCCAAATACAGATTTAATATTCCTTGTTTATCAGTTGATAAAGTCATAATTGAAAAACAATGCATTCTTTTTTGACCTGAATGTGCAGTATCAAAAGAAGTGATTAATTCTCCTTTTTCAGATTTTAACCAACCTCCTCTATTAGTTTGAGATGCAGTTAGAATGGGACACTCAAAATACTCTGCAAGTGCTATCATATCTTCATAAATAACCCCTGAATCTTCATACATTGACCCTTTTGATTTTACAGGTTTGAGTAAATCATCATAGTCTATAATAATCAAATCAATTTTATCTCTTTTACCTTTTCTCTTTAATTCTTTTTGAACTTCCTCTATAAAAGACCTAATAATTAAAGTATCAGTTCTTTGTGCTGGAAATTTTTTAATTATCAATTCGTTGTTAAATCTTTCAAAGAAAATTTCTTTAACTTTATCAAATCTTTTTTGAAATTCACTAAACATATCTTTTACTTGTTTATATGTTAATCCAGTCATTGTGCAAGCATATTTCCATTGAACTAATGTTTCTGATAATTCAAGTGAAATGTGAATAACATTTTTACCTTGTTTAATTGCATTCCAGCCTATTTGAGATAAGATAGTTGATTTTCCTGATTTAGCTCCTCCTAAAAATGTATGAACTTCCCCAGCTCCAAATCCTCCGAATAAATATTCATCTAAACTTTTATATCCTGTTGATACTAATTTATCTTTACCTCTTACTTTCAAAATTTCGTCTTTTAAATTTAAAAAATCTTCAGTTGTTTTAAATTTATGCTCTACTGGAAGAGAAGAAGATACTTTATCTAAATGTCTTTTTATCTCGTCAACTGTTATTTTTTCTCCATTCATTATTCTTTTAGCAATATCAGTCATTGCTGATATAATATTTACTTGAGTAAAAAAGTCTCTTAACTTGTTGTGAACAATATTTATGTATTTATCTTCTACTAATTTTTTAGAATAAATTTTCTGTAATAATGCTTTGACAGTTTCTATTGTAGGTTGAGGGATATTGTTATTATATATAACTGATAAAACATTCTCAACTTCAGCTTCTAATAAATCTTCAGGTATTCTTTTTATTTCTTCATTACTATCGTATATATTTTTTATTGCAGTATAAACATATCTTATATGTTCAGATGAAAAAAGATTAGGTTGTAGTGAATTTTTCCAGTTCTGATAAAAATTTCTATCATTCATTAAGATAGCCATAAGTAAAATTTGAAATTCAGGAGTATAAAGTTCTTTTTTCATTGTAACATTCCTCCTCTTTAACCATTTCCATTTTCACAGTCTAAACATTCAGACTTGATTAAATAATAATCTCCTTTATCTTCTATACATTCTTTAATTCTTTCTATCAATTTAGTATTATCAATTTTAATATAAGGTTCGCAATTTAATAAAGGATAATAAATAACTCCACACCTTTCACAAACTAAATATTCAGTTACCAAATATTCTTTCTCAAATTCCCTACACAATTCCTTCCAAACATACTTCTTCTCTCTCTTCACAGGTTTCCATCTGTGAAATCCTAACTTACATAGCCAACTCATCATACAGCCTCCTGTATTTTTTGTAGATATTTGTTAAATATATACATTTTCCTATCCAAAGGATTTTTATCATAGAGCTTAAACTTGTGATTATTAAAATAATACAAAAATTGAACTTTATCTAAATCATTTGCATCTTTTTTATCGGGAAGTTTTACATAATAGATAGTTGTGTTTATTCCTTTTATAATTTTTCTTAATTCTGATTCGCTAACATCTCCATCAAAACAAAATATAAGTTTTGGAAATTGAGATAATATCTTTTTTTGATATTCAGTTAATTGCTTACCTAAAGTTGCTACTGCTTGCATTCCATTATTTAGATATTTCATAACTGTTATTGCATTAATAATACCTTCACAAACTACAACTGGATAATTAAAATTAACATTATTTATATTCCAAACAACTCTTTCTTTTGGAACTGGAGAATTCAAATATTTAGGTTTTATATTTTTTAATATACTTCTGGCTACAAAATAAATAGGTTGATTTTGTTCATTGTATATCGGAAAGATTATTCTAAACTGATATTTACCTATACCTACTCTAATATCATATTTTTCAATATCTTCATCTGTTAAATTTCTTGATTTTAGGTAATTGTAATAAATTAAATGTTTAGTTTTGTCCAATGGAACAGACACTTTACTTAAATCTATTACTTGGCTTTGATTATTCTGATTAATAGAAAATAATAAATTTTCTAATTCTTCTAAAGTTGGAATGTGTTTGTATTGATTTACATCTATTCCAAAATAAGATGCTACATTAATATTGTATTCGGCTAATGTTTTTACTGGTAATCCTTTACTTACTCTTTCATAAGTCCTTTCTATTAAAGGAGTCCTATCTTCATCGTCTAAATGAAAATACTCTTTATAAAAATCAATACAAGATTCAATAGGAATTCCTAATTTGGCACAAGAACCTGCTAATCTAATTGTCAAATCAAACCTTTTCCCTTCTTTAAAATTCTCATCAAAAAATTGTTTTAAATTCAATTCTTCCTCCTTTACTTTACTTACTTAATAAACCATAACCAATCAAATTTAAAATATTTACAGTTGTTATATGAATTATACCTTGAACAAGGAACTGGATATATGTAATCTATGTAAGGAGTTATTTGGATATTAGGCTTGGCTATACACAAATAAGGCTCATTTTCGTCTATTCCTTTTATTGAATATTTACAATACTTACAATATACTTTTTCTCTTTTTAGAGATTGAATTAGAGATTTTAAGATAAAAGGATTTTTGAGAAGAAGTATTAAATTTTTTAGTGCAGTAAGAAATTGTTTGCGATAAGTATAAAGAATTACTAATATAAATATTAGGAATATTTGTTTAGTTGTTAGCATAGTTACCTCCTTACTAAAACTCAATTTGATTTAAAATATAATCAAAATTATCGTCGTTGTCAATGTCTGTATTACTCTCTGTTAGAGGTAAATTGTTTTCTACTTTGAATTTAAAATAATTTTTATCTGTTATGACTTCTATACCTTCATTTTTATACATCTGCATTCTCTTAAATGAATGATTCTTTAAATATGCGTGAGTTTTGTCAAAATAATCAACTACAAATGCTAATTTCTTATTATTATGTAATCTTAATACTCTTCCTAACCTCTGCATTACTTGAACAAAAGATTTGCCAGCCCAAGCTAATATCAATCCTTGTAATTCAGGTAAATCAAATCCTTGTGCCAATACTTGAGTAGCTATTATGTTATTCCATTCTCTTTTTTCTTTTATTTTTTGGACAATGTTAGAATATTCAATTGTTCTATATTTCAATTCTCCATTGATATATAACATTGCAGTCCTGTTACCAAATAGAATTATTGTTTTGTCTTTTATTTCATCAGGTAAATAATCAAACAACAATTGAGCGTGTTTTTTAGTATTTACCATTGTAAGAGATAATATGTTTTTATTTGTAAAATAAGTAATCCAATTAGATATTGATTCATTTCTTCTTTTATTTTTCTCTATTCCTTTTTTATACACAGCTTGCCAATAATCAGTTGTAATAGGAGGAGTAGTTATATTTTCCATATACACTATCGGTCTTGTTAAATATCCTTTTTCTATTAAAAACTTTAATCCTACTTCTACAATAGGAGAGCCTACAAATCCTAACATTATAAAATCTTCTATTGATTTATCGGGATTAAGATAACGATAAGGAGTTCCTGTAAAACCTATAAAATAATCAACTTGTTTATTAAAAAAGTTAAAGATTTTTAATCCTGTATTTGATTGTTGTGTCGTCTGGTTCTCATCGTTCATTATAATTTTATAATTATTTAATAATACAGGATTATTATCAATCATTGAAGATATAGTTTGCATAGTAGCTATTGTAAATTTAGATGGTTTTTTTACTTTACCATCCAACCTACCTACATCTTCAATATTAAAAGCTCCTGATTGGACAAAGAAATTGTATATTTGTTCAGATAATTGAGATGTAGGGACTATAATTAAAGTAGGTTTATCTAAAATTTGAGTTATTTTAGCCATTATTAATGTTTTGCCTGCACCCATAAAAAGAACAGCAGTTCCAAATTTTTTTAAAAGACAATTTCTTACTGCTACTTGTTGATAATCTCTTAACTCATACTTACCTAATGTTTTTAAATCTACTCCTAATTTTAAAGCATCGGGTATTTCTGCTTCTATTTGAAGATTTGGAATTTTCTTTTTTAAGTATTGAGAGTATCCAAATAGTGTATAATATTGATTTAAGGTAGAATCATAAAATAACATTTCTACTCTTCTTTGTAATTGTAATTTACCTTTTACCTTTTGATAATTTTCTTTGGTTAATATTCTCTTTAAATATTTTACCTCATAATCTTTCAAATCATCAAAATATAAAAACATTCCCTTTTGAATAGCTTTCATTTATACCTCCTTACTTTGGATGAATTTACTCAATTACCTCCTTTAATCTTTTAGCCTCTTCAGGTAATTCTGTTTTTGGTATTTCTAATAACTCTTCATACTTATTTAATACATCTATTAGCTTAACTTTTATAATATCACTATCGTATTTATCATAAAAATATTTATAAAGAGCATAATTTAATGCTACATAAAATTTATCATTCTCATTCATTAGCTTCATAAATTCTTCTTCAGTTCTCCATTTATATTCTTTATCTCCTACTTTAACAAACTTCCAAGCTCCAGCCTTTTTAACAATCCCATATTTAAGCAAAGTTTCTATGTTCGAAATAACGGAATTTATACCAGTAGAGTTATCTATGTAAATATATCCTTGTAATCTGGGAATAAATAATTGATTCTTTTCTACTACAAATTCAGATAATACTCCTTTTTCTATTTCAACATCTCCTACTTTTTCTACTTTTTTAGAAGCAGGTTTCATTCTTATTATTATTGGGACTTTATGTTTTAAGTGTTCTCCTCCTTTATATTGATAACCTCTACCAGTAGAAAGATTTTGCCTTGCTTGATTAACAAGGATAACTAAAGAATTTGTGTCTTTAATTTCGGTTGCTAATAATTGAAGTTGTTTAGATATTTCTACTACTGTTTTAGCTCCTGAATATCCACCTGATTCTTCTTTTATTTCTCCTTTTTTGTTAGTTTTAGGTTTAGGAATTAAATCAGCGATAGAATCTATAACTATTACAACCGAGTTACCTAATACTGATTGTTCTCTTATTTCTGATAAAAGAGTAGGAAATACATCTTCTATATATGAAGATTGAATTATTCTAACTCTATTTGGATTGATTTTATTTGTTAATAGAAATGAGGCTAATCTAACTTTATCCATCTTTAATTCTGTATCTACATAAATAAATTTTGATTCGGGATATTTTTTTAAATACCAAACTGGAATAGTTTGAGATAGAGTTGTTTTTCCTGAATCTTTTACTCCCCATACCATAAACATAGATGGTAGAGGAATACCCCTACCACCTGTTGATATGTTAAGCATAGTAATTGGAGTTTGGAGATAATCTTTAATTCCTATTTCTTTCCAACTCATTTCATTACCCTCCTTATTTATCTGGACATTTCATATATCACTCTTGCATCTTCAGTTTTAGCAATGTCTATAATTGATTTACAATGTTCTGCATATTCACAATTATTACACTTATCAGAATACCCGAAATTGCCTATACAAACCACAATATCATCTGGAATGTTGTTTAAGAATAAAGTTTGGTTAAGAAAACTAATTTTATGTTCAAACGAATCAAAATTTAAATCTCCTATCGGCATTATATCAATTGTTTTAGATTCTGTGCTATTGTCGTTTGCAAGAATATTTGATTGAACATTTACTTTAAAAGTAGAATCATTTTGAGGTTCTTTATTTGAATCAATGTCTAATGATATTAGTTCTAATAACTCTGGAGATGGAGTATAATCTTCTAATCCAAAAACATTTAATTTCTTTTGAATTTTGTTATATAAAATTTTTAGAGATTCTACAATCTCTTCTTGTTTTGGTTTATATATTACTTCAGGTAAAGGTTTTATTTCGTCTCTAATTGAGTCTAAAGCATTTTTGATATTAATTGGAATATTGCCTTCAAGTCTAATTAGTTCTTTATTTCCTCTCATAATTTTAACAGGAACTCCTGTTTCAGGAGAAAATAAATCAATAACTCCATTTTTAACCATTACTCCCCATTTCTCTTCAACTATTGTTTTAGGAAATCTTACAAGATAAAGATTGAGAATCATAGGTTTATTATCTACTACTTTAAGTGCATAAAAAAGATATTGATATCTGGATTGATATTTGTAGATTTCTTTTGAGAGTTCTTTCTTTTGTTGAGGTTGTAAATCTGAACTATAAACAAACGAAACTGCATCTTTAATAAGTTTACAAATAGGACATTCCTCTCCCCAAGTTTGTAAACAATTAAATGGTTTTTCAGTTATTCCCCAATGTTGATAAAATTTAATAGGATTTTTTATTTCTCTACTTGGAGGAAGTAATCTAATCTCTACTAATTCTCCTTGTTCTTTTGGAATTTCTAACCATTTAATAAATCTTTCTTTTTGTTGATAATTATTAGTTTTGCCTTGATTTTGGAGTTCATCAAGCCAGCTTAAATCTACTTCAAACATTTCTACCTCCTTTATAGATATTTACCTTCAAATTTTATTAAATTTTGCATTTGATTTTGAATATCTTTTTCTAACATTACATCAACCATTGATGATAATTGATTATACACTTGTTGTTCGTTTTCATTGTTATCAATTTCAGCTGTAACTGAAATAGTAGATTGGATTGAATTGTAATTGATTGATAGTTTAACACTCCTACTAACTGTTAACTGTTTTACTTTCAATTTAACCTCCTTACTATTAAGTTAACTCTTAATATATGCTCTTAATTTCAGTTGTCAATATCTTATGTAATCAATCCGAAGTTATATTCCTCACTCTCTATATTTTCTATCGGTAAATTTGGATTGAAGAATAGACTTACTCTTTTTTGGAGTGCTTCTTTTGAATAATCAGCATATAAGAAATACAATTTATTGTCTCTTCCGAATCCTCTAATATCTGCAATAGTAAATCCATTTATCTTTTTAAGAACTTTAGGATTATCTATATTATCTATAAAAGCCACATCCATTACTGCATTACTTCCTGATGCTGATTCAGATATTAAAATAATCGGAGTTGTCATTCTTCCTACTAAAATAAGTTTATGAAGATAATCTCTAATAATGGTTAGGTGAGGAGGCAAAAGTTTTTCTAATATGAATTTATCAGTGGCTTTTCTTACTCTTTTATTGGTATAAGGTATATATGATTCTCCATCTATAACATAAATAGTTTTGTTTAATTCTGATGTTTTCTTTTCTTGGCAAATTTTTTCTACTTCCTCCTTATTATTAAAAATAATAAACTTATCGGTTAGATAAATAAACCTTTTAGTTTTAGCATCTAAATAAGGCGAAAACATAAAAATCTTTTTGTTGGTTTTTATTTTCATTACATTCCTCCTGTTGTATGTTTGATTAATATATGTTTTAATTTAGATTTAATTAAAGATAAGTCAACTACTATATGTTTATGTTTTTTATAAACAGGAACATAATTGGAAAGTTTATGCCTTTTAAATCTTGCATATTCTTTCATATATCTTCTCATATAAATCCTATACTTGGAATAATTTAATTTTCTTTTAGGCTTAATATATTTTTCATAAATATCTTGAGATTTAGGTTGAATGTATTTTCTATAAAAACAATCTTTACAAATTGATTTATAGCATTTATAAACATCTTTATCTGTAATTTCTTTACCACAAATTTTACAATACCTAACTTTCAATTTTAACTCCCAAATTAATTAAAAAGTGCCTGCAAAAGCAGGCACTTTTACATTCCTTCATTTATTTCTTCAATTAAATCATTTACATCTTTTTCTGTAACTTCTTTTCTTGTAGAAAAATCTTTTATTCTTCCATCAAGCCAAAACTTATATTCTGCATTCTCAAAATTCTTATCTACATTTTTCCTCATTACTGGTCTGAAATATCCAATAGGTCTACTCCACAATGTAACATCATCCGAACCACACTTTTCACATTTGTTGTGTTTCCCTACCATTTTATGTCCACAAGAATTACAAGTCGTTAAGAAAGGAGTTTTTGTCATATAATAAACTGGAAAATTATTCATAATTGATTTGACTAATTTAATTTGCTGTTCAACTGATAACTCTTCATTTGTGAACAGGTGGAGCACGGCACCTCCACTTGCAAATCCTTGAAACAGTCCTGCATTATCTACTTGTGTAAGCAAATCCTCTTCTTGAAATGGAAGTTGAAATCCCGATGTAAGAAATACTTTCCCTGATTCTACATCTCCTTGAACATACATTTTTGGCTTTATCATCTTCATTACCTCCGATAAATTATTCTATTGCAACTTTATTAAATATATCTTCCTTCAGGGAATCAATTATATATTTAGAAATTCTATCCAAATATTCATCTTCAGATAAAGAAATATCTTTACTGGATAAATATTTAGCAACTCTGTTAGCAAAGGCTAAATCTTTTTCAGCTAATCTACATCCAGCATTTTCAGATGGAGCATACTCTAAATTAAAGAGTTCTCCATATTTTTCAATAGATTGTTCTATCTTCTCTCTAATGTAAGTAGCAAGTTTTATTGCATATTCTTTGCCTTCTTCAGATTTTAATCCATCTTTAAATCCTGCATTAATTAATCCTTCGTGAGTCCCTACAACTGAAATTATATTAAATAGAGATTTATCTGTTTTTTGGTAGAAAGAGAGATATGGATATAAATCTTCCCAATGTTCTCTAATAAATTGTCTTTTTCTTTGAAGAGTTTTTACTCCAATTTCATAAATATAATCAAAAAGTTTTTTGAAATATTCAAAATTATCTTTAGCTAAAAAGAGAATTCTGTTCATATTTATATTAAAAACTCCAATTCCTCCAATTCCACTATTTGAATGAAATGGATTAGAACCTGTATATTTTAGAACATCATCAATATTGAAGGTCATTCTGCAATTACTTCCAATAATACCATTCGCCAATACAAATGTATGATTATCCTCTACCTCAATATCATAAAAGACTTGTTCATAATCAAGTTCTTCTACTTTTATACTTTCAACTTTTACTAATTCATAAGAATTTAAATCTTTAGTAACTGGAACAACATCTGCAATAGTCAAATCTTTTGCAAATTTCCTTACTAATCTTCCATTTTCAAAATCAAAAACAATAAAAGGATGAGTAGGTTCACATTTTAATTCAGCACCATTTCTCAACACAACAGTAACAAGTTTATCAGATTTTATCTTCAGTAATTTTGAAACTCTCTTTGGTTCAATCTTCCCTGTATCTAAATTCAACGCAGGAACATATACTTGGTCGCTCAATTCATACCATTCGGCTTTTTTCTCATCATTATCTTTTCTTATTAGATTTCCTTTATATTTATTGAAAAATTCCTCAATTGTAAGTTTGTCTAAAACTTTACCATTCTTATACACAAACATTTCTTGAGTTGGATAATAACAACAATTGCTGTATATCATTCCTATATCAAAAGGCTCTAAAAATTTATTCTTTTGTTTATAAATACTATCAGTTGTAAAGGGTTTAGTCATATAATTCTGGAAGTAAAGACCACCAAAATATTCAGATTTTTCAAGTAGTTTTTTAAATATTGGATTATCCCAATCAAAATCATCGTAAATATTAACTGTAATCAGCGGAAAGGTAAAAGGTTTTCCATCAGCATCTCCTTCACTCATCGCATCTACAAATGCATCTACAACTCTATTGTAATATTCAGATGGTATGTCTTTGTATTTCCTTTCTTTTACTTGCCCTGCAAATACAACATATTCATTAGCAAGATGAGGATTAGGTTTACCAAATTCAAGAGTTATGTTAGAAAATGGAGATTGCATTCCTACTCTGAATGGAAGGTTTATGTTGTAAAGAAATTCTTGCCAAATATTAACTAACTTATGGTGGTCATATTTTAGTCCAAATTCCTTTTCAAGGAAATAGAGATAACTTGCTCCTATTGTAGAAATATCGTTTAAGGATGTAGCTCCTGAAATTTCTTGAGCAATTAGACATATAAGATTAGCACATTGCATAAAGAGAGTTTCTAATCTTTTAGGAGGTTTAGCTTTTCTTTCATTTTTAGCATTAGATTGTAAACCGAACATAGCAACATCTTTAGCTGAAAGTCCTACGCAGTTATGAACCCAAATATTGTGGAGTGCAAATGTGTGAGATTCGGTTGTAATATCATAAACATATTCTATTTCATTCAAAACAAGAGGATTGTTTATTTTCTTTACGCTATGAACATTTACCCATTCGTTCTCTTTATAGAAGATTGTATTTCTATCTAAAGTATTAGCAAAATCTAATGCTTTTGTAAATTTTATGGAAGGAAGTTCATAAGCAGAACTAAATTTTCTTACTGTAAACATTAAAGCATATATATCTCTTCTTTGTTTTATTGTTTTTGTAAGTTCATTATTTTCTGAATCTTTAACTTTATTATCGCAGTAACTAATTGTTGGATAATAGCCCAATAATCTTAAAAGATAACTTAACTGATAAATTAACTTACCTGAAGTTAATCTTATATTTATTTGTCCATTAGAGCCTAAAGTCCCATCTCCATCTATAATACCTGCTATTATGCCTGCAATAAATTCTTTTGAGTATTTAAGAATATCTTTACTTAAATGTTTGCCATCTGCATAATAATCTATTTCAGCAAATAATTTAACAAAATCGTAAAAAGCTACATTGCGAACTTCTAAAGCATAAACATCTCCTTTATTCTTTAAATAACCTACAACACCTAAATTAGTAAATAAAATTCCTAAAAATACCTCAAGTAATTCTTTATCTTTGTTTTCTATAACAATTTTTGTAAATGTTTTATCAACATAACCTTCAGCCAAAATATAACCTATTAAATAACCTAATTCACCTGTTAATCTAATCCTTCTTTTTATAAATCCTGTATCTTTTCCTCTTTTCATTATATAATCAGAATAAATATAGTAATCACCAAAATCAACAAAATCAGCCATATCAATTTCATTAACACCAAAAATATTCTCTTCTTCAAGTTTATCATTTAAAGAAATTTTAAATTGTTTGTGTTTATAAGGGATTACTTCAGAAGCATAAATAACATCTTTATCGCAATCTTCTCCAATTATAACAGGATGGTCTTCTGTAATTTCTATTATTTCAGAATGCCTTGTTTTTAAGATAACAATATCTTTCGTTCTTTTCTTTTTCGTTATTTTAGTTACTTTTGTCCATCCATTTCTATCAAGAACTTGAACATCTAATTTTGTTAAATCTTTTTGGTAAACTTCTTTTTCCGAATCAACTAAAATTTCATCTACATCAAAATATTCATAAGCATCTTCAAATGACATCATTTTTATTTCATTATTAACTTTAAATATCAAAACATTCTTTCCAGTATAAGAATATGGACTTAATGATTTAAAGGTTTGGTGAAGATATGCCCATCCTTCATTATGAAGTGTTTTTATCGGAATATCGTGAGCAACTACATCAAAAAAGTAATCTTTCAGTACTTCACCAACTACAATTCCCTCTAAATTAGAAATACTCCTAACAAAATTGGCATTATTTCTTGCGATGTCGTGGTTCTTAAAATACAAGTCAATTACTTTGTGATACTTCGACTTCATACCTACCTCCTCTTTTGTTCTTTGGGATATAAAATTTAATCTAAATCAGATTAATGTCAAAGTTGAATTTCATTGCCATCATAATCAATAATTGAATTTATATTAGAGTCTTTCTTAAACTTGTAGTTATCATCAACAAAATCCAAAAAGTAATGCTTTAATTTAGGTAAATTTACTTCTGAATAAAATTCATTTAAACTCTCTTTAATAATCTTTTTATACTCTTCTCCTCCATATAATACAGTTCTTGTTATACAATAATCTCTATGCAATATCCCATCCTTAACACTATGCAATATAAATAGTAAAGATGTTTTTACAGAATTAACATAATCTGAAATAAATAATTTGTTAGCACTTAAATCATTATTTACACTCAATCCTAATACTTTTGAATAAAACCTTAAATCAAATTTATTGTTTTTCTTGTTAAAAGAAAAAGGAATCTTTATGTCTAAAGCAACTCCTATTAATTTATCTTTAGTTAAAGAAATTAACATAGATAACCTTTCTGGAAAAGTCCCATTCGTATCTAATCTTACTGGAAGTTGAGATAATTTTATATAATCAGCTAAAGCATTTATTTCATTTAAAGTAGGTTCTCCTCCTGATATAATACACAATTCACAACCTAACATTTTAGCTTTTGTAGTTAATTCTTTAAATTCTTCTTTTGTTAAAAATTTATACTCTCTGTTATCTTTCTTATTATGACAACCTATACAATTTAAATTACATTTCTTTAAATCAGTATAAACAACTAAAGACTGGATTCCTAATTGGTCTTTAGTAGTTATTACATATTTATCAATTACCACTACTACCTCCTTAATAAGGAACCTTATTCCAAGTAATAAAATCACTTGGATTTTTCGTAAATAAAACAAAATAATATCTACCAAACCATCTTTTATCCATTACTATATGTATTTTGTTTACATAAAACCCTTTATCTTTAATCTTATCTAATCTATTAGGAGTTAAACTATTAAAAGCTCTAATACTCAATAAGTAAGCTATACCTTTTCTTGAAATCTCAATAGACTTTTGCATAAATTCCCAAAACATACTATAAGGAGGATTTCCAATAACCCAATCAACTTCTTTACTCCACTTCAGAAAATCACATCCATCTTCTATTTCACACTCAAATTTACTTACAAAATCTGGTAAGTGTTTATACCATACTTTGTTTTTACCACTACCAGCATCTAAAACTACATCACCTTTTTCAAATTGAATAAATTTTAATAAATCTTTTGCCATCTCTGGTTTTGTGTAATGAAATGATATATCATCTCTTCCTTTTCCTGTGCCTTTTCTAATATTCGGCATATTGACCTCCTTATCAAAAATTTTTACACCTAAAATCTTCTAAAGTTAGTTTTCTAAATTTATCTATCTTTAACACCATATCATATAATTCTTTATTATATTCTATATTCAATTTAACAACATCTCCATCAATACTATACTCTATAATTCTTAATTTCTGTGCATCAAAATCTCCTATATATTCTGCACAAAACTTATAAGCATTAGCATTATCAAATATTTCTGTAAATATCTCCTCTATTAAACTCAATCTTCTACTCCTTATTTACTTTATACAAACAATTACCATCTTTAGTAAAAAATGTCTTTAGAAAATCCCAATCAATATATTCATATCCAAGTTCTAAACAATCTAAAACTGGACAACTTTTTATTCCATCTAATTCATCTTCAAAATAATACTCATATATTTTACAATTATCACAATTTCTTGACTTCCAAACTTCAAATTCGGTAGCATTGCTAAAAGGAGTTCTTACTTTAATAATTTTCTCTTTCATTTTACTCACCTCCTTTAATACATTCATTATAATAAACATCTAACCATTCTCCTTTGTCAAATTTTGATAATTCTTTTAATACTTCACATCTATCTAAATTATATTTTGTTATGTAATTGCTCACTATCTTTAATTTAGATTTAGATTCTAAATCACTTCCATATACTACCATTTCTCCAGACAAAAAGAAAACAATCAAAAACATTAATGCTGTTTTTATTGATTCAGAAATCATTGCACCAACAAAACTGATTACCATACCTATCATTCCTACTACAACTAACACTATTCCTAAAATATTATGAGTATTTTGTAACATATACAATAATTCATAAATATTAAAATTCATTTTAACCTCCTTAACTGTTAATTTTCCATAGATTCAATTTTAAAAATAACTATATCTTCTGTTCTAATTAAATCCCATATAATAGAAGACTGTTCGCCAAATTTACTGGAAATAAAAGACTGAATTAAATCTTCCAAAACTTTTACCAGCTTATCATTCTTAATCTTTGTTCTTATTTCAGTAGGAGAAATTAAATAATCAATTGCCGATACTATTGCACTATATATACGATAAAAATTCAAAACATCATCTTCCAAATGAGAAATGAGTTCTACATAGATGGAGTAACTCATAATCTTATCCATAAAAATAGTAAAATCAAAAGGATTCAAAATTAAATCTAAATTTCCATTCTCATAAAGAATAGATACTCTAAATTTTTCAATTCTCTCATCAAAAGAAATTTGTATGTCTTGCATTTCTCCTGCAAAAAGTTCTGTAAGTTCCATTACTCACCTCCTAAAAAGTTTTCTCTAAACCAATCAGCCTTTTTCTTCCTTGCTGTTCTAAACATTGGATTGCAGTCTCTTGTCCACTCATCAATATAATCAGCCATTGTTTCTATAATTTCAGGCTGATATTCTTTAAGAAGTCCCCACATTGATTGAATAACTAAACAAACTTCTTCTTGTATTTCTAATTGTAAACAATGAATAAATAAATTCAACCAAGCCTTATAGTCGCCTTGCATCCAAAATTGAGTATAAAGACCAAGAGGGAGAATTGAACACAATTGTTCTGGTTTATAATCCCCTTCGTATTCGTCGTAAATATCTTCTATTATCTCCTTATATCTACAAATTTCTGGTCTTAACCAATATTCAAACTTTACCTTATCTCCCTTTACAAAACGTCTACTCATTTCCATATAGGAGAACGAACGGTGGCGTTGAATCTGACGGGCTACAAAGATAGGGACTTTAAGTTTGAAAGTGGCAATATTGTGTCTATTTATATCAATCATATCTCTAATGTAATCTGTGCTTGTTACCTCTTGAATAGAAGTCATAGTATCCAATTGTTCATTTCGTAAGTTATATGTCTGATTAAGTGCAGAGTATTCTCTCACAAACTCAAACGGGTTCTCATACCCTTTTTCTATAAGTAAATTCCAAAACCTATCTGGGTCTTTGCAGTATTCGTTGTCATAATCAATAGACGCCACAAGGCAAACTGCCTCTTTACGGGCTTCATCGTTTTCGTTAGCCCTACTAAAGTCCCAAAGTTCCACCTTGCATATCGGTGGATTTTCATAGTTATAGGGATAAGCCTCTGTAATCTTACGAATATATTTAAGATTTTTCATTATTTCACCTCCTCCTTAAGAATTTTCTCGTCAAATAACCCAATCTCTAAATTAAACTTTGCATAATAATCTTTATCTCCATATTCCACATAAACATATTTAGCATCTTTATTCCAACCATTAGATTGTAATGCTTTATAATGTTCCTGAATACCAAGGATTTTTATGTAAGTTTCTTCTTTATACAATCCAAGTTTATCATCACCAACTATTGCTACATATTGTCCTAAAAATTCTGGTTGATATTTTTTGAGAAGTTTAAGTTCTGCTTCTGCCACTTCTCTTATCTGTTCTTGAGCTTGTTTTGAATATCTTTCTACATAAAAATTCCTTGCACATTTATAATCTTTCATTACCCAAAATACAGTATAAAGAGATTGAGGTAATACAGAACGAGCTACTTCAGGTTTATAACCTTTTTCAAGGAGAGAAAAATAAGCAACTTCACATAATTCAAATAAATCTCCGAGACTAAATTCTTCTATATCTACAGTAAATTGTTCTTTGTCAACTTCAAAATAAATATTATAAGGATTACCTATAGACCAAAATTCAAATTCTACTTTATCAGGTTTTACATATCTACGAGAAAGTTCTAAATATGAACAACATCTATGACGATGATATTGACTTCTTACAAAAAGAGGAACTTTAATTTTAAAAGTAGCTATTGTTTGCTTGTGGAAATCTATAAGAACATTTATATCAAATTTAGAAAGACCATAACTTTCAAATTCTATGTTCCTCAAACTACTCTCTATTCCATAATGAACAAATTTATTACTTACCTTAAGTGGAAATCTAATAAATTCAAATGGACTTTTATGCCCTTTTTTAATAAGAAACCCCCAAAGTTTTTTAGGATTTTTAGCCATTTCATTACCATAACTAATTGATGCTACTACTGATACAGTTTCTTCTCTTGACTCTTGATTTAAATTAGATTTACTAAAATCCCATAATTCCACAAATCCTTTTGTAGGAGAATAATTGTAAATTTCTTTCTTTGCTACTTTCTTTACATACTTCAAATCCATCATTCAGCCTCCTTTAGATATTTAAAATTAAATCTAACTCTCTTCATTTTAACTTTCGCCACTTTCATATTCCTAACAATAAATTGATAAACATTTAATTCAATATTAAAACATTTTCTATCTGCTTTATAAACAGGATTCAATTCAATTCCAAAAAGCAAACATCCATTATCTTCAAGAAACTCTTTAGTAGTATCATCTAACCCATCATACCAATTATACTTCATTTTATATCTCCTTTAAGATAATAGAAAATATTTTTAACTTTAATTTTAGTTAATTTTCGGAAAAGGAAAACGACTACTATTCCTTCGATACCAACACAACTACCTAATACAACTGAAACTATAAAAAGTGCCGTAAGAAATATTAAAAGTCCAATTAATTCAGCAAAATTAACATCTTCATCATCTATTTCATCTAAACAAGCTCCTATTACACAATAAAACATCAAAAATATAAATCCAACAATAACTACCCCAACTCCTCTAAAAATCCATAGTAATAAGTAATCATTAATTGAATACTTAAAAGGATAAGTTAATGAAATCATTACTCCAATTAAAAACCCTATAAAACTAATCATATTAAGACTCTTATATTGCCACTCTTTCTTCATACCTACACTTTCAAGAACTTTTTCTGTATAAAACAATATTTTGTTCAACATATCTTACCTCACTATATAAGATTATGTCTTCTTTTAAAGTCATCTGGATTGTCAGCGTATTCATTAATCCAATGAAGAATCTTTTTATTTTTCTTATCAAAAATTCCATCATAAACAATTTCATCCTTATCAGTAGTAATCAATATCTTATCTACCCAAACTTTTTGTTTATTCTTTCTTACAAGTTCTTTATAAACCACTACTGGCATTATCTACCTCCTCAATTTACTAAAATTCTAATCATACTCTCTACATTTATATATTTAAATTAATTAGGGAATATATAATTCACAAATCCAATATATATAATAACCCAACCTAATTCCTATCTCCTCCCCTGTATCACCTCCTTCAATTTCAAATATAACATGCCAATGCTCATTAGATTCATATACTTCAATAAGTAAATCATCTACTCCGTCTTTTCTAACTAAAACTTCACAACCTTCAGGTAAGGACTCATTTACAGTAATAACCTCAATCAAATGAGTTTTATTACCAATTTGTCTAACTTTTATATCATACTCTCTTACCTCTTCATCATAAGTAGTAAAATGATACAAAAGTTTTCCCCTCTCACCTACATACTTGTCGCGAATATACTTAATTTCATATCTTTCCATCTTATATCTCCTTTATTTAGATTCAATCATCCTGTATTCTTTTACGTAAAAAATAAAATCAACTTTACATTCATCGCAACTGCAAAGGGACTTTTCAAATTTTGAAAATTTAGAAATTTCTATTTCGTTTAATTGGCAAACTGAACATTTTGACTTCCATTTGTCGTTAATTTTACAATTTCTTCTCAATTCTTTAAATCCCATAATCACACCTCCTATACATTAGATTTCAATTCCTTTTTAATTTTATTTGCTTTATTTAACACTTTAATTTTATATTTATGACCATAATCAGATATTCCAAAATATCTATAAAGAGCTTTGCCCCAATCTTTAGTTTGATTGTAATAATATTTAAGAATGTATGCTCCTAATCTGATGTTATAATTAGCATCAAATAATAATCCTTCAGATGGTATATTTAATATGTCTTTCCAAACTTTATAATTAATCTGCATTACTCCTATACAATTAGCTGGAGATACAACCATATTATTGAATTTTGATTCTGTATATGCTACTGCAAGTAAAATTTCCAAAGGAACATCTTGCTCTTTTGATACTTGAATAAATGTATTAGCAATAGAATTACAATATTGTTTTGAAAGATGAGGATTAGATTTGCAAATAAAATCTGAAACTTTATTCAATTTTTTATCAGGTAAATAAATATTTATTTGGACTTGTTTATCATATTGATTTATAACAATTTTTTCATTTTTGTAAGTATTGGCAGTAGATTGAAGTTTAAAAAATAAAACAATAATAAAAACACTTACAAAAAACATAACAATTAAATGAGATACTTCTAATAACTTCTCCTTTATTGTTTTTCTCATTCTCCTACCTCCTTAACTTTTGTTACCTATAAATGTAGTCCATTATATTTAAATGTCAACTAAAAATCGTAATTATATTCATCTTCTTTAAGAACTTCTTTAATAGGATTAAAATCTATCCTTGTTAATCCTTCAAATGTTTTAACTACATCGTAATCATATTTCTCTCTTAATCTTTTATTGACTATCAATGCTTCTGGATAAAACCCTAAACACCTATAATAAGCATCTTTGGTTTTCCATCTTCGGATTACTCCTATCAAGAATGTATCCAATCCTCTTGTTTTTTCTTCACCTTCTACTTCATATAAATAATCTTTAGCTTTTTTATAAGATTCTTTGATAAATTGCTTTAAATCATCTATAAACTCTTTATAAAAGTCTGTTACTTGTCTAAAAGTTTTGTTTTCATCCCTTAATCTGTTTAAAGTCCTTTCTGGATTATCCAAATCAAAATGATATGGAAATGTTAAGCCGAATAAAAATCTATATAAATCTATTATTCCAGCATCTATTTTCATTATATCAACTGATACATTACATTTTTCAATAAATGATTTTTTAATTTCTTCAGAAAGAAGAAGCATATTGTTAATTTTAGATAGCTGTTCTTTGAATGAATCTTTGATGATTAGATAGTAGGCTTGTTTTCTTCCTTTTCCTTTAAGTTTAATTTCAATAAAATCAGAATATTTATCGTTAATGTAGTTGATAATTGACTTGAATTGTTTGTTCTTTTCTCCTCTTCTTAAATGGAGAGGAATGAATTTTGCAAGTTTTATTTCTTTGAGGTTTTTATTAATTGCACTATCAATAGCATCTATTAATCCAAGTGCTACTCCTCTTGCTACATAAATAGACAAATCTTTAACTCCCATTCTATAAGCTACTGCGTATTCAAATCCTTCAGGAACTTGAACTCCCCAGTTTTTATAAAGAATTCCAAGTAAAAGTGGAGCAAATTCAGGTTTAAGATAAGGTTTTGTGCAATTTTCAATTAACTCAAACATAGGCTTACCCTCCTCATCAGTTCCAACATATTTTACTCCTTCTACAAAAAATGCTAATTCTCCTAAATGTCTTAATGAATTAGGAGATTGGAAAAATATAAGATTGTTATCTATGTATAGGAAAATATCATAAGGAGAATTTTCATTAGGAGATAGTGAAATACAAATCCATCTTTCTTTTACATTCGTATCTAATGCTCTATCGTAATAAACTCTTCTTTCATCATCAACTATTCCCTCTTCTTTTAAATGTCTTGCTAATATTTTTGCTCCTGTTTCAAGTTGCTGTCTGCCATATCCATATTTTTGCCTAAAAGCATAATTAGATATGTAATTTTTATGTCCGAAAATATCTGCATTCATATAATCGTTAATAAATTGTTGAATTGTAGTATTCTCAAACAAACAAAGCCTAATACTCCAATAATGTTCAGCAGGATTTTCGGGATTAGTAATTTCTTTTTGAGTAATAGGTTGGACTTTATCTGTTTTAGGAGGTCGCCCTCTTTTCCTTTTGTCTTTTTTATCATTAGAATTATTTACACTGTGTTCATTATATTCAGATATGCTATATTCTTTGACAAAATTTCTTAATCTTTCATTTAACTCATACAAATTAGGTAATGCTTTTTTTATATCTTTTCTTTTTCTAACATAAACAAACATCTTGGGATAAGGAGAATTAAATACTACTCTTGCATCATCATATACAGATACATCAGCTCCGAATTCGTTAGCTATTCTTTTAAGTAATTGTCTATTTTCTCTATCAACTGCATAAGCATCATCATTATCAGAATTTATATATACAGGAAATAGAATGTGGATTCCATTTCCACTCCTACTAATCCTTGAAAACAAGAACATAACTCCTAATTCCCTCATCAAAAAAATTACTTTAGTAATTCTTTCTATTAATTCTTCATAAGGAATTTCATTTATTTTGTCAAAATCAAACATATAAAGAGCGTAAAAACCTTTCTTTAATAGGAATTCTCCTTTTTTTCTTTCTCCATCAAAAGCTCTTAAAGTTATAAATTCTCTTATATTGCCGATATAGTATTCATTATCGCTTTTATTTAAAATTGCTTTTTCTGTTAAAAGATTAGGAAGTTCAATAAAAGGACATACAATAGGTTTTAATTCTTTATCTAAAGAAATGACTTTACCATTTTTAACTCTATATTTTCCTTGTGAAAGTAAAATTCTAATTTTAGAAAAATTCCTAACAATCTTCTGAAATATATTTTCTTTCATTCCTTTAAATGAAATATCTCTTTGTCTATACTCTTTATTTCCAATAGAAATTAAAAATCCATCTTCGTTTATTTGAGATAAAACATTGGAGTATTCTAAAATATCATTTCTATAAGTTTTCTTCATATAATTCTTTACATCTTCCAAGATTTTATAAATGGAATATTTAGGTCGTTTAATCTTTTGAGGTTTAGGAAAATCTACTTTTATTCTCTTTGTTCTTTTTGTCTTTTTAGATTTGGTTAATGTCATATTCAACTTCAATCACCTCCAATAATCAATTACTTTTAATTACCTATTAATTTATCCTCAATATAAAATCTGTCAAGATAGTTATAGGTATTTCAGATAAAGTTAATAAAATCTGGTAAATAATAACTAAAATCGTATAAAATATCTATTCTGATTTCTATAATTTATTACTCTACCTGATATTCTGTAAATATTAATTCTAATATAACTCTGATAATTACTATTATTGTTATCTCTATTATATCTTTTTATCTTCTATGTAAATCCCCTATTCTTTTAGAAACTAAATAACCCATTACAAGACATAAGCTATTTATCTCTTACATTTTGTAATTTACACTAACCTAACATCAATATATTTCGTCTGTATTGTTCAAATCATCCTTCCCAAGTATCCAATACTTACTAATACCAAAAAATTGAATACAGGTTAAATAGATAAACGACAAGGCTAATTTGATAAGGATTGAGAAAGAGTAAAAAGATGAAAAAAGATAGAAGAAGAGGAAATAATGTTTAGTGAGTAATTTGTGGATAATAATGATTAATGTTTATTGTAATGTTTGTTCTAATTCTCTTTCCTGTAAATTAAAATTTAAAGTTAAGATAGGTGTTGGGATGTAATGTTTAACTTGGTTTCTAAAAGAATAGGAGAAAAAGAAAAAAGAGAGAATAGAATAGTAAATTTACGAAAAATTTGTGTGCTAACGCTCTCCTTTTTAAAGGAGAGATACAGCACACGGCGTAAGCCGTTGAAAAGAAAAAACTGGTAGAATAGATTATAAACTATGGAACAGGTAAAAGCCGAAAAGATAAGGAATACTTTAAAGCAAACACGGGAAAAGAGGAAAGAACAGATACCCCGTGTCTATCAGGTCAAACTTCAAAACCTGTCTGCAAAAGACAGAGAAACGTTAAACAGGTTATTCCTTGAAGCTAAATGGCTATACAACTACGTAATTGCGGACATTGAAAACAGATTAAACGGAAGCACTTGGAAACTCAAAGCAGTAGAAGTAAAAACGCCGTTAGGTTTTGAGAAGCGGGAAATAAAACAGTTATCCTCACAAATGAAACAGGGAATAGTAGAAAGGGTAAAGAGGAGTCTTTTCTCCCTCAAAAGAGCAAAGGAAAAAGGAATCAGAGTGGGGAAACTCTCGTTTAAGAGTGAAGTAAGGAGTATTCCGTTAAAACAGTATGGGATAACCTATAAATTTTCTGGAGATAGGAATAGAGTAAAAATACAAGGAATAAAGAAAAAGTTTAGAGTTTTAGGACTTCACCAGATACCTGAATGTGCAGAACTTGCAGAAGCACACCTCATAAAGAAACCCTCTGGATATTACCTGCACATAGTTTGCTACCTGCCGAAAGAAAAGGTCATAAGAGAAATTAGAGAAAGGCAATTAAAAGAGCCGATAGGTATAGACTTAGGAATAAAACACCAGCTAACTCTATCAAATGGAGAGAAATTTAGCTGGTATATACCTGAAACTAAAAGACTCATAAGACTTCAAAAATCCTTATCCCGAAAGAAGAAAGGGAGTAAGAACTACTGGAAAACAAAACAGCTAATCAGGAGAGAGTGGGAATACATCAACAACAAGAGGAAAGACACGCTCAATAAGGTTGTAAGCTACCTCAAGGGGTTCTCCTTTATAGCAATACAGGACGATTCAATCAAGAGCTGGAAAGAGGGATACTTTGGCAAACAGATACAGAACACAGGAATAGGGGGAATAACTGTAAGGCTGAAAAACCTTGCGACCCTTATTCCTGTGGTCTTTATAGATAGGTTTGAGCCTACCACTCAAACCTGTTCTTTCTGCGGGCATAAGCAGAAAATCTCTCTATCAGAGAGAGTCTTTAGGTGTCAAAAGTGTGGAAGAGAAATAGACAGAGATGTCAATTCAGCAAGAAACATACTTAGAATAGCGTTAGAGCGGCTGGCAGACCCGTTAAAGTCTGCCCTACCCGTGGACTGCGGGGAAGTTAAGCCTGTGGAGTGGGAGTTATTCCCACGATGAAGCAGGAAGCCCCTCACTTTAGTGAGGGGAGGAAGTCACATAGAAAAATAACTTATATACAGAAATAAAAATTAGAGTAAAATAATAACATTAATCAGAATAAACACTATACAAGATATAAGATTATATATACCAGATTTCATTTCAATTATAGTAAACTTAATCCTAATGATAATTTAGGAAAAATAAATTTGAAGTTAAGATAACTTATATATTCCAATAGATAATTGGATTTCTAAAAGAATAAGGAGAAGAAAAAAGAAAGAATAAATAGAAAATTAATAGAAAAAAATACATTAAATGTAATTTAACTTATATAGGGATTATAGTTAGAATTAATAAATAGATTAGAATAAGAGTTGACAAAATAAGAATTAGGAATTATATATAGACTTAACAGAATAAATCTAAATTGAGGAGGATAAATAATGAATTTTAGGTTGATAATGGCAATATCAGAAAGAGGAATGAGATGGAAAATATTTGAAAAGGTAAATAAAGATAATTGGAAACTTGTCGGGAAAGGAGAATATGAAATAAAAGGTAGAAAATTATTATTTCGTTCTTGTAAAATTTCTTTTAGTGAAGAAAAAGGAATTTTAGTTTATAGTAATGGAGAATGGAAGCCTTATGATGGTTTTTATATTATGGCTGAAGGAAATGAAGGAATGATTGTGTTTAATTGTATGGGAAAAGGCAAGCTTTTAAAGATAAGTCCTGCAACTATTAGATTTTTATTGTTTATGCTTGATATTCCAATAGAAGACAAGATAAAAATGAGGGATATAATTTTTGAAGTTTTAGAAGATTATTTAAATCTCATTAAGAAAGTTAATGTTTAAAATGAAATAAGGAGGTAAGTAATGAACAGAGATGTTGTTTATGATGTAGTAGAAGCAATAGGAGAAGATATATCTTCAATAATTTATAATCATTTATCCAAACCTATTAGGGATATATATGGAAAAATTGTTAATAAAGTTGAAGATGGAGTTTATGATTATTTGTCCAAAATTGAAAATGTAGATAAGATGAATTTTGATGAGATGTATAAAGTTGGATTTAGGATGTATATAATTCTTCTTTTTGAGGAAATGATGAAATATTTTGATTCAGAACTTGAAGAATTTAAAAATCAGATTAAATTGATTAATAGCAAAGATAATGGATTTTAAGTAGAAAGAGGATGAAGATGGAGAAAACAATTTTTATAAATTCTTTTATCGGAGTAAACAAAATACTTGAGATAATGAGGAGAAGAGCTAAACAGTTGAAGAGAGAAGATGTATTTAAAGAAGCAGTAGAAATTATATCTTCTCTTTCAGAGAATTATCAAGGAAAATCTGCGATAAGAATTTTATCGCACTTTGCAGATGAATTAGGAATAAAGATTTATGATGGAGATAAGCCAGAACCGAATAAACCGATTTTTATAACAAGTATTATTACAAAAGGAAAAATTATGGGAAATTTGCTTGGCATAGAGCTTGAAAAGGATAAGATTTATTCTTATAATGGGAAATGTTTATATGAAGTGGAATGAATTTTATAGTTGAGGGTAGTAAGGTGAGAGTTGTTTTGGTGTTGGATTAGTGGATTTAAATTTAAAGTTAGAATATAGTAAATTGGAGGTATAAGATGAAAGAAATGAAAAATGTGAAAGCAAAAGAAGTTTTTATAGATTTTATAATTATTTTAGCTATTTTAGCTGTGGTAGTTTTGATTTATGATGTAATGATATATGGGCTGTGGTATTTATTGGATAAAATGTTTACTTTTGTTAATCCTCCTGATTTTACAGTTACTACTTTTGTGTCAATTATTGTTACATTTGTTTTAATAATTATTCCTGCAATTATTAGACAATAATTAGAGTTTTAAGAGCTAAATAAATTGAATAAAGGAGGTTAAGATGGCAAAGAGAGTAGTAGAGTTTAAGAAACTAAACAAAAATTTAGTTAATGCTCTTATTTCCAGAAGAGCGCTTGCAGTTATGGAAGTATTGTCTGAATATCCTGAAGGATTGAAATCAATTGATATCGCAGAAAAATTAAAAGTGGATGTAGGAAGCATAAGAACATCAGCTCTTCAAAGATTAAGAAGAGCTGGATTAGTAGAGTATGATAGTGAATGCAAATGGAAATTAACTGAAAAAGGAAAGATTCTAATTGATACTTTGTTAAACCAAATTTAATGACCAGTAAACAAGGAAGGAAGTTAATTAAACAATTCCTTCCTTGTTTTAAATTAAAATGTAAGGAGGATTGATGAAAATTCTTATTTTCTCTGATGTTCATTTTAAACTTTATTCTTCTGTTCCTGTATTTAATAAACATTCTCAAAATGGAATAACAATAGAATTAGAAAGAGCCATAAAATCAATTGATTTTATAAAAGAACAAGTAGAAATTCTACAACCTGATTTAGTTATTTGTTTAGGCGACTATTTCCACAATCTAAATATTAACCCTAACATAGTAATAGCTACTGCTGTCCAGAAATGGAATGAATTATATCAAGCTTGTAAATCTCAAAATTCAAAATTAATAATTCTTAATGGTAATCACGATATTATTAATTCAAATTCATCAATGATTGATATTTTAGTTTCAGATTATCAAATAAAACAATCTTATCAACTTGATAATATTTATTTTCTTCCCTATTCCGATAAGGAAGATATTATCAGGTGGAGCTATGAAGAGGCAAAAGCAAATCCAAACATAAATTTAATTCTCACTCATTATGATTTTGTAGGATATTCCTATAACAGATATGAACAAATAACAAAAGGGTTAATTCCTACTGATGCTAAACTAACAATATCAGGACATATACATAAGCCACAATTAGGGAAGAATTTTATTTATGTAGGTTCTTTATACCAACAATCTGTATCCGAATTATCAATAGAGTTACCAAATGGAGCATTATTATTAACAATGAATGATGGTAATTGGGATTATGAGTTTATAGAAAATTATTATTGTGGAAAGATAATAGGTATTAATCTTTCAAATTATGATGAAATTTATAGCTATGATTTTCAGATAGATGCAATTAAGTTAATTGTAGATGAGAGTAATTTCTCAAAACTTGATAAAGTATTAACAGAATTAAAAGAAGTAGCTCCAGTATGGACTCAATCAGTTATTTCTAAAAAGAAAGATATTGCAAGGAAAGAAATAAATATTGATGTTAATCCTAATAACATATTAGCAACTTACATCAATCATAAATATCCTGAATATAAAGATTTTTATGAAAAGTATTTTGTTATAAATAAAGGTTGATTTCTAAACATAATGGACTATATTTACAAGTAATAAAAGTTAAGGAGGTAAATGGTGAATAGTAAGTTGTTAAAGAAGTTCAAGAAACTTGCTAAAATTACAAAAAAGAAGGAAAGATGATTTATGTTCAAAGATTAGGAAATATTAATTTAGTTTATTCTTATGATAGAAGTATTTTATCACAATGGAGAAGAATAATGAAAAGAATAATAAAAGAAAATGGAGGTATAGATAACTTTCTACAAAGAAAATTAATACTTTTTGCGAAAGTTAATTTTGAAGGAGATAAACTTAAATTTGGAGTTAAAATAGGAATACCAAATTTTGAAGTTGTGATAGGGAAACCAATTGATAATTGTTATGTTGAGTGGTATTCTCTTGGTTTTAGTTCAAAAGATGTAGAGATGGTTGGATATTATACATAAGGAGGAAAATAAATGTTAGAATTAACATCAGTAAAACTTAATAATTTTCTTTCTTATCAAAATCAAGAGTTTTCTTTTCCTGAAGGTCAATTTCTTGTATTAGGCGAAAATAGAGATAGCGAAATATCTCAATCAAATGGTTCGGGAAAATCATCTTTATTTGATGCAGTTATTTATGCTATATATGGCAAATCAGATAGAAATTATCAAAGAAGAGGAACTAATGATACTTTTGTTGAATTGAATTTTAATTATAATGATAAAAGTTATAAATTAATTAGGTATTTTAAACATAAAGATTATAAGAATTCTGTGAGAATTTTTGAAAATGACGAGGAAATTACTTTTCATACAAAAAAAGATACTCAATCTCTAATCAATTCAATCTTTAAACTTTCCTATGAAAATTTTATATCTTCAATTATTTACAAACAAGGATTATCAGTTAAAATATCAACACTTAAACCTACACAAAGAAAAGAATATTTTTCAAATTTAATAACTTTTGATTTTAATTCAGTAGAAAGTGCAGTTAAATTGGATTTAACTTCTTTAGAGAAGAAGTTAAATGAAAAACAAATAGAAATCCAAGAATTAAAACAGCAAATAGCTGGATTAGAAGGAGAACTTAAAGCATATCAATCAATGTCTAATAATCAGAATGAAAATATAAACATAGAAGAAGTCAAATCTCAATTAAATGAATTATTAATTCAAATTAATAATCAAAACGAAATAATAAATAAACTTTCAGCAGAATTAGAGTTATTGAATTCTGAATATAGAAAGAACTTAAATCAGATAACTTCTCAAATATCTTCAATCCAAACAAAAATATCTCAAATAGATTCTCTTCTTTCTAAATCTATTTGTCCTGTTTGCAATCAAAAGATTGAAAATAAAAAACTATTTATGGCAAAAAGAAATATTTTATCAAGTCAGTTAAATAAATTATCTAACCAAAAAAATGAATTAGATAAATTCTATGAAGCAAAAATATCAGATTTAAAATCTGAATTAAACAAGAGAATGGAAGAGTTAAGAAAATTGGAGTCAAAGAAAGCTGAATTGTTAACTTTACTTAACAAATCAACTAATCAACAAAATATAAACGAAGATAAAATAAAAGAATTGGAATCAAAACTTAATTCTTTAAAATCTCAATTAGAAACTTATCAATCTGAATATGATAATCTTTCATTTGAATACGAAAGATTGAAATCTTTTCTGAAACTTGTTCAGCCATCAGGAGAATTAAGGACTGTAATTTTGCTTAACTACATAGAACTTTATAATCAGATTTTGTTTGATTTAATTCCAAACATATTTCCCGAATTCTCTAACATAAAACTTCAAATATCTAACGATTATAAATCAATAGATATAACAGGCGTAGATTATGCATCTTTATCAGGAGGAGAAAAAAGGAGATTAGATTTTGCACTTCAGTTAACATTTTCGGAATTCATATCATATTTATCTAACGTTGACATAAACATAAGAGTATTTGACGAAGTATTTGATGGATTAGATTTCAATTCAATTAACCAAATTATTTCTTTTATCAAAGATTTCTTCCCTGATAAATCAGTTTATTTCATATCTCATAATGATAACTTGAAATCTTTATTTGAGAATACAATTTTAGTTATAAAGGAAAATGGAATTTCAAGAATACATCAAAGTTAATAGGAGTAAATATGGATAATCCTAAATTTTTAACAGAATTGGAAGTAAAAATAAGAGATATGTTAACAGAACTTGAATCAGAATCAATAGATGGAAAAGCAAGAGATTTATTTGATAAGTTTAAAATAATTGCATATAAACTTGCATTAAAAAGATATTTAACTTCCTTTAAAATTTTATCAAAAATAGAAGAAAAGATAGAAAATGCTTTATCAAAAGAAGATGAGGAAATTCCTACTGATGTTCTTATTTCATTTCACAAAACATTAACAAAATCAATAGATATACTTAATTCCCAAATAAGATTTTTATTTCCAGCCAAACTTCCTGAAGATTTACAAGAGGAATATTCAGAGATTAATAACATAGAACTTGATGAGGAAAATGAAGCAATTGGAATTAGAAAAATTCTTTATAGTCAAATAAAGGATATGTTAAAGGCAATTAAAAAAGTTAGAAAAGATATGGAAACTTATGACAATCAATCATTGGAATATTGGAAAGCTCAAAACTCATACATAGAACTTAATTCTAAACTTATAGACTTAATAGCAAGATTAGATAAGTTAAATGAAGCTGATAAAGACAATGAAGTTCAACTTACAATGGAGGAAATATTAGAAGTATATGAGGAACTTGAAGAGATAGAAAATAAAGAAGAAAAGGAGATAGAGGAAGAATGGAAGAAGCAGACCTCACAGTCAAGCTAAATGAAAATATAAAATTTCCATATTCTAAAATATACATTTATACAGATAGCTCTCAATATTATGGCAAAAACAAATGTGGAATAGGATTTATAGTAGTAAATAAGAGAGGTAATATTATACTTGAATTCGGGAAACAATTAAAGAATATTACAAACAATCAAGGAGAATTATTGGCAATTTACTATTCTTTACTTTTTATTAAGGATAATTTATCTTCAATAAAGAAAGCTGTGATATATTCGGATAGTCTGTATTCAGTTAAAGTTTTAAATAGAAAGTGGAGATATAGAAGTAATAAAACTTTAATAGAAATGATATTATCAGAGATTGATTATTTAAGGAAATATATTAGACTTACAATATGCTGGATTAAAGGACATAATGGTTGTCCATTTAATTCAAGAGCCGACCAGATAGCCAATATTATGAGGTGTATGGAGGTTTTTAATGAATTGGAAAGATAAATTTCCAAAAGAAAACAGATATTTTGAAACTGAAAATGGAATATTGTATTGTGGAGATTGTTTGGAAATTATGAAGAAATTTCCTAATAAAAGTATTGATTTAGTATTAACAGACCCTCCTTATTTAATTAAGTATAAAACAAATCATAGAAAAAACAAAAATCATAAGTTTTGTAGTCCTATTTTAAATGATGATAATAATGAATTGATTAAACAATTTATACAGCTATCATTTAGAATATTACGAAATGATACAGCTTTTTATTGTTTTGGAAGCTGGAAAACAGTTGATTTTTTTAAACAAGAAATTGAAAAATATTTTAAACTTAAAAATATAATAATTTGGATAAAAAATAATTGGACAGCAGGAGATTTAAAGGCTCAATTTGGTCAACAATATGAATTAATATTCTATGCTAATAAAGGGAGAAAATTTATAAATGGGAAAAGATTGTCAGATGTATGGTTTTTTGATAGAGTGGCAGGTAAAAAACAAAAACATCAAAACGAGAAGCCTGTTGCTTTATTGGGGCAAATAATCAATAAAAGTTCAAATTATAATGATTTAGTTTTAGATTGTTTTGTAGGTTCAGGAACTACTTTAGTAGCTTGTGAGAAATTAAATAGAAGATGGATAGGGATAGAAATAAATCTTGAATATTGTGAAATAACAAAGAAAAGAATTTTGGAGTTAGTAAATGCGAGATAATCATAAAATTGATATAACAGAATTACCGAAACATATTATACAAAAATTTGTAGATGACCCGGTATTTTATATAACAACTGTATTTAATGTTTGGTTGTGGTCAAAACAAAGAGAAATTTTATTAGCATTGAGGAAATACAAAAAAGTAGCTGTGTATTCTTGCACAGGGGCAGGTAAATCATTTTTAGGTGGAGCTACAACTATATGGTTTTTGCAAACACATCCGAATTCTATCATTCCTATTGTAGGTGCATCATTTGACCAAGTTCATCGTTCAATATGGAGAAATGTTATAGAATTTTATCATAAAGCAAGAATTAAATTACTTGGCGAACCTACATCAACAAGATGGGAAATAACTAAAGGACAATGGTGGGCATCTGTTTTATCAGCAAGAAAAATAGAAGCTATACAAGGAATACACGCTCCATATCAATTGCAAATTATAGATGAGGCAAGTAGTGTAGAAGATTATGTTTGGGATGCTTTAGATGGTAATATGTCTGGTGGTTGTAATTATAGACTTGTATTAGGCAATCCTTTAAGACCTGAAGGACATTTTTATAAAACTTTATTTGACCCATCTTATTATAAAGTCAAAATATCAGTATTTGATACTCCATTATTTACTGGAGAAATAAATGAAATCCCTAAAAAATATAGAGATTTCTTGTATAAAGTTTTGCCTAATGAAGATTTTGTGGAAAATGCAAGAAGAAAATATGGAGAAGATTCTACATATTGGAAAGTTAAAATATTAGGGGAATTTCCTTTATCAGTAGAGACTGGTATGTTTTCTCCATCTGAAATAGAATTAGCTATGAATAATCCTAATCCTGATGATAAAGGAGAATATTATATAACAGTAGATATAGCAAGATATGGAGAAGATTCAACAGTAATAGCAATATGGAAAGGATTTAAACAGGAAAAGTTAATAGAACTTGAAAATAAAAATTTAATGGAAATTGTAGGATTTATCATCAAACTTTATAATGATTATAAAGGTGCAAAAATAATAGTTGACTCTACTGGATTAGGAGCTGGAGTAGTTGATAGATTAGATGAACAAGGATATAAAGTTTATCCAATTAATTTTTCAGAAAGAGCATTTGAAGATGATAAATATGCGAATATTATTACTGAAGCATTCTTTATGTTAAAAGAAAGTATAAATGCTGGATTAGTAAAACTTGTAGATAATGATATGCTAAAAAATGAATTATTAGCAATGGAATATACTTTTGATAGCAAAGGTAGATTTAAACTTATAGACAGTAAATATTTAAAGAAACATAAACTTGGTCGTTCTCCTGATAGAGCTATGGCAACTGCATTAAGGTTTGTAATTCCACAAAAAGTAGATGTTTACTTTTTATAACAATCATATACATTTTATATTAGCAATTACATTAAGAGGTGAATATGGCTGAAATAAAAGTTATTAAAGATGATAAGAAAGAATATACAGCTAAATCAATTGATACTCCATTTAATACTATATCTTCTTTAGCTGGATTATCGTCATTTAAAAACGACAAATATAATTTAATGAAATATGGATATGAATCAATTGTTTATTCGGCTATTAATTTAATAGCCAATACAGTAGCTCAACAATCTTTTGTTTTATATAAAAATGGTAAAGAAGTAAAAGACAACAATGATATAGTTTTAAAATTTTTATCAAAACCAAACAGATTTATGAGTTGGTATGATTTTATTTATATTCTCCAAGTAATGATAGATATATTTGGAGAAAGATATATTTACAAATTAAGAGATAAAGCTGGATTATTATACGAATTATGGATTATTCCATCTTGGGCAATAGAACCTAAATTTGATGGAACAAATATTAATTTAACTCATTTTGAGTATAAAGTTGATGGTAAAACAATTAAATATTCTCCAGATGATGTTATTTATGATTTTTATCCATCTCCTTCTAAAATAAATAGAGGGGAATCTCCATTATCAAAAATAGCTCTTGAATTTGATATACACACTTTTGCCAAAAAATATGTAAGAGCTTTTTATAAAAATGGTGCAGTTCCATTTGGATTACTTACTACTGATAGAAAGGTAACAAATTCAGATATAGAGGAAATAAAGCAATCTTGGAACTCAAAATTTCAAGGGATAGATAAATCTTGGAATATAGCTATATTGGGAAATGGTAATTGGAAATATCAAGAAATAGCAACCAAACCTTCAGATGAATTTATCAATCAATCTAAATGGACTGTATATGATATTTTAACAGCATTTAACATTCCTCCTCTTATGCTTAATTATACAGAATCAATTAACAGAACAACAGCAGAAGTTCAACAAAGATTATTTGCTAAATATTGTATAAAACCGAGATTAAAGAAATTAGAATATCTAATCAATACTCAAATAATTCCTTTAATTACCAAAGAAAACTATCAAATTAAATTTGATTCTCCTTCTCCTGAAGATGAACAACTTAATGTCCAAAAAGCAAAAGTATTATCTACATTTGGAATAGCTACTGTTAATGAGGTGAGACAATTATTAGGATTACAGCCTATTGAAGATGAATATGGAGATGAATTTATAACTCCTCTTAATCTTCCCGAAGGAAGACCTAAAAAAGAAGATGAGAAAAAATTAGATAATGAATTACTTTCTATGAAAGATGTTATATATGAAGAATTTATGGCTGAAATGAATCAAATTGATAAGGCAATAAAAGAACTCTTAAAAAAGGAAATGGAGAAATAATGAATATGAATGTAATCAAATCAAAATATAATGAATTGTGTTTATCTATTTATTTAAGACTTCTTCCATTGATAAAAGATTTTAATTCAAAGTTGCGTTCTTATTTTTCACAACAACAAAAAGAAGTAATAAAAAACATTAAATCAGATTCTATTTCTTACAGTTATTTTTATGACACATCTAAATATGTAGAAAAATTAATAAAACTTTATTCAGAACAATCTGTTAATGCTATTAAATTAGGATTAGATAGAGGTAAAGCTGAATCAGATTCAGATTATACAAAAGATTTATTACAATATTTATCCGAGCAATACACAACATCTACAATAACAACAATAGCTACTTATATAGAAAATACGACTATTAAAATTCTTAATAAGCTATATAAAAAGTATGTATCGGGAGAAATATCAAAATCTGAATTTATAGATAAAGTCAATGAATATTACAATTCAGATTTTAAATCTTGGCGTTCTAAAGAAATAGCTCAAACTGAAATATATAGAGCATTTCACTTTGCATATTTTACTTTTATGGTATCTCAAGGATATTACTATAAAAAGTATATAGCTTGTTTTAATTCTCCTGATTCTAAATCAAAACTTATACACAATCAAGTAAAATTTTATCTTGAAGAGTTTTATATTCCATTACAAGGTTGCACTAATTGTAAGGGACTTTTCCCCCCTCTCCACCCGAATTCAAGAGCCACGATACTTATGTTAAAGTCTCCACATAAATCATTAAACAATGAAATAACATTAAGTTTAAACTTGACATAAATTATATTAACATTACATTGTAAATTGAAATGAAAATAAACTTAATGAGAGGTGAAATATGAATAAACTTGACAAAATTAGAATTGTTTTTTCTGATGATTCTATTCAAGTAAAAGAGTATAAAGAAAATGAAAAAGAAAAGAAAATTTATTATTTTAGAGTGACATCGGATACAATAGACAGAGTTGGAGATGTGGTAATTCCTGAAGGAGTAGATGTCTCTAATTACAAAAATAATCCAGTATTTTTATTTGCTCACGATAGTCATTCTTTCCCAATCGGAAAAGCAGTAGATTTTGATAATTTCCCAATTGTAGGATTTGTATTTGCAGACACAGAAGAAGGTAAAAAAGCTGAATATTTAGTATCAAATGGATATATAAAAACAGTATCAATTGGATTTAGAATTAAAGAATGTTATGATAAAGATGGAGTTTATTTCGGTAAAACATTTGCAGATTTAGAAAAAGACTTTCCTGAAATTTATAAAAAATTTGAATCTGATATAGCTAAAGGCAAAATATGGAGAGTTATAACTAAATCCGAACTATTTGAAGTTTCACTTGTTCCAGTTCCAGCCAATCCTCAAGCTACATTAGTTATGGCATCTAAAGGAATTTCAATATGCACAGGATATGATTGCAAAACAGATAGTTTTATCTTCTTAAATAAGGAATTATTTGATGTAGTGGAGAAAAATGCAGTTTCATATTCAGTTCATCCTAAAGATATGAAAAAAGATGAAGAATCATCTTGGGATAAAGAAAAAGCAATAGAATCATTAAGAAAATGGGCATCTAAAGATGGTTCAGGAGAAAAAGATACAATTGATTGGATTAAATACAGAAAAGGATTTACTTGGTATGATGCTAATGCAATAGATAATTTTACTTCTTATAAATATCCTCATCATTGGGTAAAAGATGGTGATTTTTATGTAGTAAAAAGAGGAGTAATAACAGCTATGGCATTCTTTATGAAATACTATAAAAACTTACCTACCGATGATAGACAAGGAGTATATGACCATTTAGCAAAACACTATACGAATGATTTTGATATGATTCCTCCTGAATGGAATCCTAAAAAAGAATCAGATTATACGATAATAGATATAATTAATCAACATATAGAAAAAGGCGTAGATATAGAAACTGTAATTGAATTTATTAAACTCCATAATTCAGAAGAAATTGCAAATCAACTTAAATCTTATATAAAAGGAGAGTTAGAGATGATAGAAAAGCTTCTTAATCAAATTAAAGAAATGGAATCTAAAATTAATGAACTTGAAAAGGTAATTAAACAAAAAGAAGAAGAATTAAAGAGAAATATAGAGAATATTGACAAAACAGAAGATAAGGATATTATAAATTCAGATAACAATGAATCTAAAGCCGATTCTCCCTCTCAAAATGGAGAGGTAGAAGAAAAAAACGAATCGGCTGATGATGTTGTTAAAGTAAAAATAGACACAGAACAAGTTAAAGAAATTTTACAAACACTAATTAAACAAAAAATTTACGGAGGTAAGTAATTATGGCTACAAAAGAACTTACTATGGAAGAATTAAAAGAGCTATTAACTTCAACAGTAGAAAATGCAATTAAAGAGCTTGGAATTGGACAAGCTGAAGTTAAACACAAAGTTCTCCCACAAGAGACAGTAGAAAAAGAAGCAGAGTTTGAGAAACTTCCATCAGAACAAAAAATGAAAGAATTTGTTAAAGCAGTTCTTGTTAAGGATTTTGCAACTGTAAAAGCTCTCGGTGGTCAAACTGATTCTGAAGGTGGATTTTTACTTCCAACAGAATTTAGAAAAGAGCTTATTGTTGAACTTGAAAAAGTTGGAGTAATGAGACCGCTTGTTAAGGTTATAAAAGTAAATGGAAGAGCTGGAGAACAACCTAAAGTTGCATCTAAACCTGTTTATAAATGGGGAACTGAAAATTCTGCATTTAACGAATCTCAACCTGCATTTGAACAAATTACTTATGCAGTTAAAAGAGTTGATGTATTTACTGCAATTTCAAGAGAATTGCTTGCAGATACTCCTATCAATCTTACTCAAACTATTAAAGAACTCTTTACAGAGGCATATGCCAAAGTTGAAGATGAAGCCATTACAAAAGGAGATGGTTCTACTATTCCAATAGTTGGACTTGTTAACGATTCCTCAATTCCTGAAAAAACTCTTTCTTCTAACCTTACTTACAATGACATTGTAGAGGCGTTTTTAAGTGTATCTGAACCTTACAGAAGTAAAGGAGTTTGGCTTGTAAACTCTAAAGGAATGCAAATTCTTTATTCTTTGAAAGATAAAGATGATAGACCTCTTCTTACTGTTCCAGCTCAAGGTGGAAATCTCCTCCTCTTTGGAAGACCAGTAGTTGAAAACCCACAGATTCCTGTATATCAAATAGATACTAATGGAGATGGAACACCTGATACTGATGCTACTTATATCCTTTTTGGAGATTATAAGAATGCTTACTTGTTTGATAGAGGAGAATTTGGAATTGAAGCTACTACTGAAGGTGGAAATGCTTTTGTAAATCACCAAGTTCTTATTAAGGCTTGGAATAGGATTGACTTTAAGGTTGCAATTGGAAATGCAATGGTAAGATTGAAAGATGTTAGATAATAACAATAATTAGTGGTAGTTTGTAAGGGAGGCTTTTAGCCTCCCTTTTTTATTATCATAACAAACTTGATATTTAATTGAAATAATTTAAATTAAAATTGAACTAAATAATATTAGAGAGGTGTAAGATGCCTATAACAAGAAAAACAGCACTTTTAGGTAAATTAGAATCTTCTTATGGAGTAGATGCATCTCCCACTACATCAGACTTAATAGAAATATCAGATTTTGATATTACTCCAAATGTAGAAAAAGTAGAAAGAAATTTATTTAGACCATCATTATCTCCAGTTGCATCTTTACCTACCAAAAAATATACAGAATTGACTTTTTCAGTAGAATTAAAAGGTGCAGGAGTAGATGCTAATGATAATGTAATTTTACCTAAAGTAGCAGAAGTATTACAGGCTTGTGGTATGAAATTAGAATCTTTTGATACTGATAATGATGGCGATGTTGATGCATATAAATTAACTCCTACATCACAAAACATTCCATCTATGACTTTCTATGCTTATCTTGATGGAGTTCTTTATAAAGTATTAGGAGCAAGAGGAAACGCTCAAATAACACTTGAAGCTAATCAAGTAGGTAAGATTCAATTTACTTTTAATGGATTATTTGTGAAACCTGAAGATGCATCTTTTCCTAATATTAGTTGTGATTCTGGATTAATCCCTCCTATCATTAAAAATGTAAATCTTACTATGGGAGGTTATGCTCCAATTCTTACTTCATTTGAAGTAAATCTTAATAATACTCTTACTCAAAGAGATGATATGAATTCATCTGAAGGAGTAAGAGATATAGAAATAACAGCCAGAAATACATCAGGTTCACTTAATCCTGATTTAATGTTAGCATCTCAATATGATGTTTGGGATAAGTTTCTTAATAACGAGCCTCAAGAAATAAAAGCTACTATTGGAAATCAAACAGGAAATATAATAGAAATTAGAATCCCACAAGCAATTATTAACTCTACAAAACTTGGAGATAGAGAAGGTAAAAGAATTCTTAATATAGATTTTACAGCAGTCGGTTGTGATGATGAATTAGAAATTTGGTTTAAATAATTGATTAGCCCTCCCTAATTGGGAGGGTTTATTTATGTTAATGGGAGGTCAATGATGGTAAAAGTAAAAGTAATTAAACCTATTCTTTATGGTGGTATGATAAGGAATACAGGATTTGAATTTTGGCTTAAAGAAGAGGAAGCTCAATTTTTATTAAATAATGGATACATCGAGATAATAGAAAAAAGAAATTTAATTGAAACTAAAAATGCAAATGATATAGAGGTAAAGGAAAAAGTTGAAGAAAAAAATCAACGACCAAGAAAAAGAGGAGAAGTAAAAAGAAATCAGAATAATAGGAGATAGTAATGTCTGTATTAGATATTAATGTTTTAAAACAAATGCTAAATATAGATTTAGATGATACTTCTAAAGATAGTTATTTAGATTTTATTTTATCTACATCAGAAAAGATAGTAGAAAATTATACTGAATGTAAGTTGACTCCTATTAATATAAACAATGAAATTTATTTAGGTAACAATTCCAGATTTTTATGGCTAAAGTCTATACCTGTTAATTCAATTATTAAAGTTGAAATAAGTCCATTTGGGAATGGTTTATATGTAAATGATATATCAAGTTATATAGAAATATTAAACAGTCAAACAGGTAAGATATTTAATTCTTATTCATTGTTTAATGCAGGAACTAAATACATTATATCTTATAATGCAGGATTTAATGAAATTCCTGATGATTTAAAGTTTGCTATTTATCAAATAGCAGTTAGGTTGGATTCTTTAACTGAAGAATCTAAAGTTGGAGCATCTAAAATAACAACTCCTGATGGAACAGTTGTATATGAAAAAACTTTATTATCTCCTGAAATTAAGGAAATATTAGATAGATATAGTAGGAAATTATAATGATTTATTTTGAAACAAAAGAAGTAGATGAAGTAATAAAGGAAAGAATTAAAGAGTTAAAGGAAGAATATAAACAATCTTTTGTCAATCTAAATAATGAGTTAACTAATATTTTTAAGCAAAATTTAGACAAAGCATTTATTAGAGACAATGAATTACCAGTTTCAGAATATATGAAATCTGAAGATATTAAAAAAGGTAAAAGACCAAAATTTAAACTTCCATCTAAAATGCCTTATGGGTTTATAAGAAATAGAACTGGCAGGTTAAAAAATTCTTTTGTTTATTCTAAATCAGTCAAAGAATATAAAAATGGAAATATGATTACTAAAATTGAAATAATACAAGATAGAGATAAAGCTATATATGGAAGAATTCAGGAATTAGGAGGAAAAGTAAAACCTAAACATAGGAAATATTTAGCCATTCCTATTAGTTCTGAATCTTGGGGAAAATCACCTTTGGATTTTCCTGATACTATCGTATATAGTGCAGGTAAATTTATAAGAAACATTAAACCTAAAGCATTATACATTTTAAAGAAAATTCATAAAGGCTTATATTTGCCTATATTCATTTTGAAAGATAAAGTTGAAATTCCTGAACATAAGTTTATTGCAAGTGCATTTTATAAATCATTTACTCTAAACCAAAATTCATCGTTAAGAGATTTATACAATAAACTCTTATCTAAAATTAAATTATAGGAGTTAGCAATGAGTATTAAAGGAGAAATACTATCAAATTTTAAGTCTTATTTAGAGAATTTAGGGATTTTTACTAAAGTAGAAAGAGGACTTATATCTTTAGCCGATGCTAAAAAATGGAAATTTCCTCTTTGTGTATTTAATTCTTTAAAAGTAGAAACTAAATCAATAGAGTATAATACAGCTACATACAGACTATATGTAGATTTGAGAATATATAACCAAACATCAAAATCGGATAACTATTTTGATACATTAGATAATTTACAAGAGGAAGTATTGAAAACTTTTAATTGTTTAGAACCTAATACAATCCACAGCAAATTAATAAATATTCAAGTAATACAATCAGATGAACCTATAAACGATGAGTATATAGATGGACTTTACGAAATAAGATTTGTGATTATATTTGATTACAGAATATAAAACCAAACTAATTGGAGGTTAGTTAGATGGAAAAGACAGTAAAACTCTCAACAGGAGAGGAAATAACAATTAAACCTATGACAATGAGACAAGCCAAACAATCTAAAATTCTTTCCATTCTTTCTAAACTATCAAAATCAGTAGATAAGAATGGAAATGTTAAAGATGTAAACTTTTTTGAAATTGGAATTAATGAAGATGATATTATCAATGTAGTAAAAGTTTATTATCCAAAAGCCGAAGAACTTACAATTGCAGATGCACTCGAAGTATTCTCTACTGCACTTGAGGTTGCTTTGGAAAAAAAAGAATAATATCTCAAGCTGAAATATTATTCAAAATATTAATTAACAATAACAATCTTCCAGATTGTAGGGAGTGCAAGGAAAGAGGCTACTACCGAGACAGAAATTGTGATGGTGGTAGCCCTCCTTCTCCTTTAAATCCCAATTCCACAAATATTAACCATAGATTTATAATTGATAAAGATACAATATTGAATTTTTGTCCTAAAATATTAACTTATAATGATGAAATAGTAGAAATTATTAATCTTTTTACTTTGTATGAGAAAGGGATGTTTTATGAATTAGGTTCATATTTAGACCAACCTCAATGGTATATAGAGGCTATGATAAGATTAGAGAATTTAAAAGCCGAGTATGAGAGAGAATTATTAGAGAAAAACAAATAAGAGGTAATTATGGGATATTACCACAGCCTTAAAGTTGAGATAAAAGGAATAGATAAGTTTACTAATGTTCTAAATAAATTAGAAAAGCAATTAGTAAAAATTAACAAACTTTTTAATACTATCAATAATACATCACAATCTCTTTTATCTTCTTTAGAAAGAAACACAAAATCTATTAATTCTTTGTTCTCTAAATTAGAGAATGCAGAAAAAAGTTTAACGAAAAACATAAAATATCAATCAGAAGAAAGAATAAAAAATCAAGAAAAAGAATTGAGAAAAACAGAAAGTATAATAAAAAGAAAACTAAAACTAATAAGTGAGTTAAATAAACAAATTACCAGATATAAAGAAATTCCAATAGATTTGTTTAATTATCGCAGTAGTGTAATAGGTTCTACACAAAAGTTAATAGGAAAGATTAATAATAAGGAATTACAAACATTATATTCTCTGCAATTAGAATCTTTAAAACAAGATTACATAAAAAGAGAAGCCAAAGCATTTGAGTTTGGTGATTATATCAAAAATTTTAATAGATATGTTAACATCCCATCTTCCCTATTACAAGAAACTAAAATAAAAATAAATCAAAATAAACAAAAACTTCTAAATGACATCAAAAAATTTGAATATGAACTTTCTCTTGCATTTGAAAGACTATACGATTTGAATCCTCTTGATAAAATTAGCTTAACACTTGAATTAAATAAAACTAAAAAATTATTAAGAAATGCTTTTAAAGAAGGAATAATAAGTGCTAATGAATATGAAAAAGTATTAAACAGACTTAATTATAGATTTAAATCGCTTAATCAAGCAATGGAATCTTCAAAATCAGTTATTGTTAGTTGGTGGAAACGATTCGGAGAAGTAGCTATTGGATTTACTATTGTTTATAGAGCATTTAGTTATCTTGAACAAGGAGTAGCTGAAGTAATTGATTTAGTTAAAGAAGGAATAAGAGCTTTTGATGATTATACAGAAACTGCATATAAATCTGCAATGTTTATTACTATGTTTTCAAATACTACATTTAAAAATGCTCTAAATATAGCAAGGAAAAATATAGAAGCTCTAAAATTAGCATCTATTGATTCATTCTCTTCATTAAGAGATATAGTTGCAGGATTAGATGAATTTGCTCAACACGGAGTATTCATTTCAGATAAGTTAATGAAGGCATTTGTAGATTTTAGTGATTTTGTAGCATTAGTATCAAAAACAACAGGTTCTACAGCAACACAAGTTAGGCAAGAAATTCAATCCTTATTTGAAGGAACTTTAAGAGCTGGTAATACAACTTTAAGATTTTTAAAGAATTATTTAGGTGATGCTAAATTTAATGAATTTTTACAACAATTAAGAAGTATTAATACTGCAACTGAAAGAGTTAGATATGTAATTACTACTCTTGGAAGTGCAATGCGTAAAGTTAAAGATTCTCTCTTTGGTAAAGATTTACAATACACGACATCAATTCTGAAAAATCAATTATCATTAGTAATTAACTATGCTCTTCAGTTAGCATCTATTACAAAAGGATTAAGTAAAGATACTAATATATTTGCTTACTATTTAATGAAGTATTTTAAAAGTTTAGACATTTCTAAAATAATGAAGTTAAGAGATTTATTATTCCAAATCAAAGCTGGAGATACATCTAAAATAAAAGAATACAAAGAATTAGCTAAAGAACTATCTTCATCTAAATTAGGAGAAACTATTACTTTACTTTCTAATACACTTGATTTAGTTGCTAAAGGTTTTGCTAAAATTACATCAGGAACTATTAAATTTGTTTTATATTTATCAGCTTTAATAGAAAAAATTAGAGAATTTTATAATCAACATAAACAAATGATTTCTGTAATTGGAACTTATCTAAAATTGGTAATAGCAATTAAAACTTTAAAATGGAGTTTTACATTTTTAACAAGAGAAACATCATTCTTCTTATCTCTTTTCCTTAAAACAATAAAAGTAATTGGAACAGCAGAATCAGCTGGTTTATTTACTACATTAGCTCAAAGAATAACAATGATTGGAACTGCATTTTTGAGAACAGCCAGAGTAATTGGTTTAGCTACTAAAAGGATTTTAACCAGATTGTTATTACCTATGACAATAATAGATGCTTTATTCCACCCTAAAGATTATATAAAGTTAGGTAAAAGTATAGTATTTGGAATAGCTAAAGGAATTACATCAGCTTTGGCTGAAATAGGAGATAAAATTGCATTAGCTATTCTTAATATAATTCTTCCAACTCCAATACAAAATTTGATAGCTAAAGTAAGTCCAAAATTTGCTAAATCCATTCAAACATTTAAGACATCTATTGCAAATAAGATTAAATCAATGGCTAAATCTTTATCTTCTTTCTTCAGTGAAGGATACAATAAAAATCCTTTTTTAGATTCATTAACTAATCTTGTTAAAAATTCTCCTGTTCTGAATAAATTATCAGAATTAACATCTGCTATAGATAAAGCATTTGGAATTCCATCTTTTAGTGAATTAGAAAAACAATTAGAAGGGACGAAAGGAAAGAATAAAAATGTATATGATTTCTTAATGGATTTATTAAGTCCAAGTAAAAATGTATATCCGAAAAAAATTCAAGATATCACTCAAATTAACAAAACATTAAGCGATAAGTTAAACAATCTGAAATCTTTACTTTCTAATTTAAAGCAAGTTTATTCTTCTATGGAAGAACTTGAATTAGATAAAATAAAGATAGGAAATAAAGTATTTACAAAAACAGGAATAGTGAACAATATACTTAAAGTGTATGATAGTATAAAATCTCTTTTAAAGAGAAAATTGTCTATAACTACGAATGAAACTGAAAAAGAAAATTTGATAGTTGAATTGTTAGGTTTGAAAGTAGATGAAGAAAAATTTAAGAGAAATATTAAAAACAGATTTTTGAAGACAATAGATGATACTCTTTCTTCATTGAAAGAGTCTTTATCTGTTTATAAAAAGACATACAAGTTTTTATCTAAATATGGATATTCTGTCACAGATATATTAGGATTATCAATATCTAAAGAAGAGTTGTTTAATAAGATTGTATCTGTGTATGATTCGATTATAACTACGCTAAAAGTAAAGTTGAAAAATACTAAATCAGAACTTGAGAAGTATAATATCCTTAATACTATATTCGGGCTTGAATCAGAGAAAAAACAATTTATAGTTGAAAGTAAAGTATCTTCAATAAAGAAAACTATTGATAGTATAATTGATTATTACCAGAAAGTAATCAAAAACATTAACGATAATTTATCTAATCCATTGACAATGGATTTAGCTTTTAAACAATTAAAACAACAAATAGAAAATGTTAAGTCTATTATTAATCAATTATCTAAAACTACTATAAATGGAGTTAAATTTTTTGATACTGAACAGGGTAAAAAAGAATATGATACATTAACAAATATGTTAGACCAACTTCAAAAGAAATATTCAGAAATACAAAAACAAATTGAGGGAGGTAAGGCATTCTTTAGAGTTTTTGCTCGTTATCAATCTGAAATATATGGACAAATAGAACTAACTAAAATGTGGAGTAAAACAGCAATAGATGTAATTAATTCATTTACACAAACAACATCTGATATTCTCTATGATTTCTTTACTGGAAGATTAAAATCATTTAAATCTTATGTTCAAGCTCTAACTAAAGAAATATTAAGGTTACTTTCACAAGTAATTGCCGAAATGATAAAAGTTAGAATACTATCAGCTATCGGTAAATCAACTTCAACATACATTCCAATTCCTGCTAAAACTCCAACTCAACCAAAAAGCCTAAATATAGGTGGTTTGGATATAGGAAAATATAATTTAGGTAATTATGCATCTAAACTTAAAGTCGGGTCTTTTGCTGAAGGTGGAATAGTTACTAAACCTACACTTGCTTTAATAGGAGAGGCTGGAGAATCTGAAGCAGTAATTCCATTATCAAAATTCCCTCAAGTAATTGGCTCCACTATACAGCAACAACCTATTAATGTTGTTCTTAACATATCTGCGTTAGATTCTCAATCATTTATAGAGTGGGAAAGAAAGAATAAAGTAATATCTTCATTTGTAAGAGAAACTATAATAAATGATTTGCAGAATAATGGAACTGTAAGACATATGATTAAGAAAACTTTATAATAAGAGGTTATAATGAGTGTAAGTATATATCCTCAATATCCGATACCTGATACACCAGTAGAAGTTAATTATATGTATAATATTCAAGTTAGCCAATTATCATTTAATTTTGATTATGTATATCAACAAGCTCATAGAACAAAACGACAAATAACATTAAAGTATAGTTGGTTAACCCAATCTGAAATAGAAATATTGAGAAATTTTTACCACCAATCTCAATTATATAATCCTTATTTTTATTTCATATATCCAACTAAAATTAATTTTAACAATGAGTTTATAGCCAAAGTTGTAGATAGAAATCAATTAACTTATGTTTTACCTGTAATTAATTATGATAGTATTGTAGTAAAAGTTAATGGTAATCAAGTTTCCAATTACCAAATATCAGAATACCAGTATCCTTTGTTAAAAATAACATTTACAGGATTAAATATTGGAGATTTGATAACTTGTGATTATACAAATGGCAGACCTGTTATTTATTGTAGGTTTGACCAAAATTCAATTGGCATTCAACATTTAGTGGCTGGTTATTCAAATATAACTGATTTAAAGTTGATAGAGGTGTTAAATGAACAACCAGAACTTTAATTATGTTAGATTGTATAATACAAATTCTTTAAAAGAAAAGGAAAATGTATATAAAATTACTTCAAGTTGTTTTAAAGTTAATATTTATGGTTTTGTTGAATGCACTAAAAAACAAAATTTAGTTGGCAGTAAAGTAAATAAAATTAAAAGTTTAATTTACTTTACAAAAGAACGAAGTGTAGGTGATTTGACAAAATCAAATGCAATTATAAGATTATATAATAGCAAAGAACAATATAGAGAGGTATGAAATGAGTATAGAATTAGTCTATTTGGCAAAAGACAAAGAAGGGAAAGAAATGTATGATTTTGGAGAAGGAAAGAATTTAATAGAAATTAAACATTTTTACAAAAATGGAGAATATCAAAATTCTAAAATTTTTCCTGTTTATTTGATTGTAAAAGATAAAGAAAAAGTAGAAAAGATAGAAATTCAAGTATTAAATGAAGATGATTCAGATGTTAAAATCAAAATTAGAGGAAGTGGTTATAAAGAAAAATTAATAATAGAAAATCCAAATAGAGATTATTATAAATTATTGTTTACATATTCAAATAAACCTAAATTTCAATTAGTATTAACTTATATTGAAAGAGAATAAGGGAGGTAATAATGGGAATACAATTGACTCAAAATTTTAGTCAATATATAGATAATATTAATAATGCAGTTTTCAATCAGATGAATAGGACTTTTTATGTTGATGCTGTGAATGGTGATGATAATAACGATGGTTCTGAATCTTCACCATTTAGAACGATTCAAAAAGCAGTTGACAGCATCCCTGTTGGTGGGTTTGTATCAATAATTCTAAAATCAGATTATACTGGAGTTTTTAATGCGAGATTGAAAAAAATTTATATAAAAATAAGTAGTGGGAAAACTTGGACTATACCTGAAGGAAGTTGTTGTGATATCGGTTCCTGTTCAATTGAAATTAGAAATTCAGGGAAACTGATTATTAGTAGAAGCGATGGTAGTAATATTAATCCAGATAATTATGCTGGATTTTGGGTAAATGACCACGAATCAGATAAGTATTTGGAAGTAACGACAAATTTATATTTATTAAATGTAAATACGACTGACCCTGTTAAAATAGATTCTGATAGGTGTCTTTTTGGTTCTCGTGTTTGGGGAGTTAATCAAAATATTCAGATGAATTTAGCTATTTTTAATCTATATTGTAATGGTAATTTTATGATTGATGGTTGTTTGTTACGCTTACAAGGTGGTTGTGGAAGTTTTCAATGGAATAGTTATGCTAATGATTCTTCATTTAAAGTAGTAGATTCTAATGGAAATTCTGTTGATGTGAAATCAAAAATTAATGGAATAATAAGAGATTCTAATGGAATTCCGAGAAACATTCTCTCAAACATAATTCTTTAGGGAGGTATAAATGATTAAAATAATTAAAATCGGAGATTTAATTTACGAAAACATTGAACCTTTTGTGGTAGATGAAAGTGGAAATAAAATTTGGAATGTTCCTGAAAACGAAAATGAATTGCGTAGTTGTGTAATAGATACTTTGAATTGGCTAACAGATAATTATTTTTATTCAATTGCACAAAAGAGAGGTGGTTATAGAAATATGGGCGAGATTAACTATGATGCTGATATAGATAAAGATTCTGATGCTATTTATTTGCAAAAACTTTATGATGTTTTGTGGAATAAAGAAGAAGAATTAGAAAAACAAATTAATTCTATGTCTTTTGAGGAATTGTTAAAACTAAATTTAAAGGGTTGGGTATATCCTATATATGATGCTTTAGCAAAAGATTTAGAGAAGGAAATGAAAGAAAATAAATAAGAGAGGTTATTATGTTAACATTTCCTAATATACAACCTAAAGAAGAGTATAAAAAAGAGCAATATTCAGAAGATTATATGTATATGGGATATGATTCTTTGTCTTCTTTTGATAAAGATACTCTTTTGTCTTTTATTCAAAATTCCATTTTTGATAATTTTTATTATTGGACTTTCAATAAATATCCTTATACAAAAGAATCTAATTATTTAACAATCAGAAATGTTGATTGTGTAATTGCTAAAGATTCAACAAAAGCTGATAATGTTTGGTTATCCTCAAGTATTACATATAACAATGTTAATCCTGAAGATTCTTCAGTATCAATAAATGAAGAAGTATCAGCTCCTTTTACTTTGTTTATAGAACAAGAATATAGGGATGGAGATGTAGAATATATAAACATTTACAATAATTCAATTTCAATCAAAGTAAGACAAGTAAATTCTCAAAGTTTAGTTTTATCTGTAAAAACAGATAAAGAAGTAATTTCTAAACAAATATCTAATCTTTTTATTAAAGAATTTGATTTTTTAGGAACTTTTAAAAAAGCTATAATTTATCAAATTTCTATTTCAAATGGAAAAGTAGTATTAGCTCATAATAATCAAAAAGTTGAAATTGATTTAATGTATTCGGTAGATTTAACTAATTTAACTATTTCCTCTTCTGTTAATATTTTCCAACTAACAAAAGCTGATTGTTATATAGATGGAGATGTATTAAAATATAAAACTAATTTTACTAAAAACACAATTATTATAACAGTAGGAGCTGATAGCGTTCTTTTATCTAAAAAAGTATTAACATCTGTTTATGGTTCTCCCAGATATATTTGTTCATTTCCAACTAATAAAATAACAGTAAGCCAAAACACAAATGGAACATATAACCTTAATCTTTTGTTAAAGATTGAAGGATAGTATAAATAATACATAAGTTATGTTGAGCCTCCTTATGGAGGCTTTTTTTATTTTGTTTAAAGGATAAATTAAATATTGAAATAAATTGAGGAGTTTGTTGATGATAAACAACATTGATGAATTAAAGAAATATTTCAACAAAGTTGCTTTACTGTTGGATATAGAATTGAATGATAATGATGTGTCTGTTATTTTTAAGTTTACTAATTATGATATTCCTGTAAAAGATGATGATAATCGAGTTTACAAACCTTTAGCTTTTACTTTGAATGATGTCAATTATTCTATTTCTAACTCAATAGATAACATTAAAATTACAATAGATAATACACAACAAACATTTAATTCTATTTTCCTCAATTCAGACCAAAGAAAAAACAAAATAGAAGTTAGTTTTGCAGTATTAGATGATAATGGAAATGTAGATATAAGGTTAACTTTATTTTCAGGGTTAATATCATCAATCCAAATAAATAATAAACAAATAGAAATAACAGCTAAAAGTGAATTAGTGTATTGGAATACTTCTCCATTAAGAATATACACAACTAATTTATTTCCAAACATTGGAGATATTTCTCCAACTAAAGTATTAAAATGGGGGAGTAAATAATGGGAGTTTTAGGTTCAATAAAACACGCTGTGCATCATCTTACTCATTCCATCCATCATTTTTTTGGTTCTACGATAGGAGCAATTACATCATTAATAGCATCGGTAGGCTCAATTGTAGCATTTGCAACTGGTCATCCTGAAATAGGATATGCTTTAGCTGGATATTCTTTTTTGTCTTCTATATTCTCTCAACCTGATGTTCCTGATTTAGGGACTGATATAGTAGATAATGGATTTTTAGTAAATAAACAAGGTGAGATAGGTAAACCTATTCCCATTATTTATGGTATAAATAGAGTAGGAGGTAACATTGTTTTTCAATCAGTAGGAGGAGAAAACAATAAATATTTATATCAAGTGATTGCTTTAGGGGAAGGACAAACAGGAAAGATATTAGATGTTTATTTTGATGATAATTCTCTTTTCCCTGCAAAAATTGTTAACAAATCTTCGACTAATTATAAATACAAATTAAAGCCAAATATCACAAATATTAAAGCTAAAATATGTTTTACTTATATAAACCAAGTTCCACAAATAAAACATTATTGTAGTTGGAATGAACAGACTGGAGGATTAGATTGTGGATATGAAGTAGTATATAAAGAACAAAAAGTGCGTGTCACAAAAGATATAACTCTTTCTTTAGGAGAAACAAAAACAATATCAAATTCTAAAACATATAAAGTTTGCGATAATCCAGATGATATTGTTGATTGTCATTCCTATACAATAACAAAAGATTTAGCTGATGTTAGTTTGTATAAAGATTATTATGGAAATGTTTATTTTGAAATAACTACTAAAGAAAGCTCAATATCTATACAAAATGTATCTATAACTGCATACTCTACTGATAATGGAGATAGTTATTTTTCGATAGACAAAAAACTTTTTGATAAAGTAGATTTTCTATATTTTGATGGTGTTGATTTGTATAAATTAGATAAATCTAATTCTTCATCTACGTGGACAAAAGTAGATAGTAGCGATTCTTTGTTTCAAGAATTTGTTTCAAAAGGATTTATGAAAACAGATTCTTCTTCTTCTGCATTTAATAAACTTCAAGACAATAAAATATCTTTATTCTTTTCCAGACTTTCTTACAATAGAGATGTATTTAAAAATGTTCCAAATATAACTGTAAAACTTGAAGGTAAGATAGACGATAATGGAAATTTAATCACTAATCCAGTAGATGTATTATATGACTTTCTAACAAATGAAAGATATGGATTAGGAATATCAAAAGATAAAATAGATGATGATTGGTATAATTTATCTAAAGAATATTGTGATTTTAAGAATTTTGAATTCAATGGATTGATAATTAATGGTAAAGCTGGAGATATAATTCAAAACATTCTTAATCATTTTAGAGGAGATTTAGTATATAGGTTTGGAAAATATGAAATAAGATTTAGAGATGTAGATTATGAGATAAGTAAAGGTTTGTTATATCCAGATATAGTAGAAATTGAACCTGATAACCAATCATTTAACATAAACTATTCAGATATATTTTCTATGTATGACCAAATTAAGATAACTTTTATTAATCCTACTCTTGATTATAAGTCAGATACTTTATTAATTCCAGATTCAGTAGAAGTAAATGGACATATCCCTAACCAAAGTTCTTTAATATTACAAGGTTGTGACAAACAACAAGCTAAAGTATTAGGAACTTATTTTCTTGAAAGGAGTAGATTATCTTTAACTGTTAATTTCTCAATTCCATATAAATATATTGATTTAGATATAGGTCAATTATTTTTCCTTAAAAATGATAGATATGGAATTAAGAATGAATTATTCAGAGTTATAGATAAAAGAATAGACTATCAAAATAAATTAATCCAAATAACAGCAATCAAAGAAGATAGAAAATTATATGATGATGTATATGAACCTGATATTTATAATGTAGATATAACACAACTTCCAAATTCATTAGATATATGGTATGACCAAACTTATGTAGGAAATATAAAAGCACTTGCTAAATCTCATATATCTGATATAGAAAATAGCGATGGAGATTTAGTTTTTATAAGAGATTTTATGATAATATCTCCTATATCGAGAGCATTTAATAGTTATTATTCTACTCACGATTTAGGTGATAATGAAAGTTCATCTGCTTTTTCAAATAAAATTAAAATTTTTGATTTGTATTCTCATTCAAATAACAGAACAATTTATTTGTATCATTGTGGGTATTCTATATCTATTTACAATGACAAAGCGTTTATGTTTACTCCTCCTTATACATATAACAATGGTTCTGTTTATAATGGAGATTCTTTATTAATAGATGGAGTTAGCTTTAGAGAAATTCCACTTATTTCTCCAGATGAGAATTCAAATGTAATGTATTTTACAAACATTTCTACTCCAGTATTTTTTTATAATACTGCATCGGCTAATTTCCTGAATACAGGAGAATATGCTTTTGTAGCATTGCAAGCAGTAAAAGATTCAAATGGTAATTTAGAGAGTCTAAATTATAGATATGCAAGAATGGATAAAGGTTGGGGCGAACTATTTTATACTGGTAATTTGGATATAAAATCATTAGGTAGTAATTTAATAATAAATCCATTAGTATTTTCTTATGATTATTATCCTAATTCAGCTTATAATGGAGAGGGGAGTTTTATTTATTCTATAACAAACAACAAGTTTTATTTATTGCATAGAAGTAAAGATGTTACTGGTGTAATAGATGTATCATCAATATTTAGTGATATGCAATTTGGTTATTCTCTTGAATTTGTTGCGACAAAAGTTGATTCTTCATCAGCTTATTTGTATTACATTAATAACGAGTATCGTCTTGTTAGAGTAAAATTATTTGATTCTATGAAATTATCTGATGCTTCTAAAATAGAAAAAACTGTTTTAGATAAAACTGGAATGGAGAATGGTAAAGTAAGTTGGAGATATGATAGAGGAAATTATACTATTTTTATGACAGAAAATAGAAATGTTTATAAATTTGATAAAGAAACAGAAGAAATAGAACCATTGTTTATTTGGGGGGAGTAATGAATTTTAGGACTCTAATATCAGATGATGGTAAAAATGCATCTATCGGAAGAACTATGTTATGGTTATTTACTTTTGCTATCTTGTATAGGTTTATTTTTAAAGGTGAAGATATACCATTTAATATGGTAACTATATATGGGATGTTATTGTTGTATAATTTTGGTAAAAAGTTACCTAACATTAATGCAACATTAACTAATTGGATTTCAGAAAGAAATGAAATTTCTAAAACTAAATAGGAGTTTATTATGCCTTTCATTATTTATTTGTTTAATGTTTTGGTAAAAAACAGAAAGTTGCTTTTTAGTGGAGTGTTGACATTAGTAGTTGTATTAATAGGATTATATGTAAGATTTAAAATACATTCATTGAATAATGAAGTAGAGAAATACAAAACTCTTTATCAAAATAAAGTAAAAGAAATAGAAGTTTTAAAAGCAAATATCAAAGAAGAGAAAAGAAAAAACAAATTATTACAAGAACAACTTTCAATTTTAAAGGAAAATCAAAATAAAATAAAAGATATTCAAAAACAATCAAACAAACTTAAATCCAAAATTATTAAACAAATTCCTAAAAACAGATTGAGGTTATCCAGAGATGAACAAACTAAAGTCATTGAAACTATTAATAATATTTTATCTGATTTTTAGTTTAGCATCGTGTTCTTTATATAAAGAAAGAGTAATTACTAAAGTTGAATATAAATACATTTATCCTCAAAAATGTGTTAAACCATCTAAACCTATTCTCAAAAAATTAAACAAAAATCTTCCCTTGACTTCTTCCGAAAATATCAAAATATTAATATCAGATTTAATTGACATTAAAGCATATACAAAATCATTAGAAGCAACAATAGAATGTTATGAATTACAAATAGATAAAATGAAAAATAAAGAGGTGCAAAATGATAATAGAAAACATAGAACAATTAAGAAAATGGATAGAGGAAAACGGAATTAAACATTTTAAAGCTGAAGAATTTATTTGTAAACATTGTGGTAAATTAAAAATAGATACTGATTTAATTTTAAAACTTGAAGATATAAGGACACAAATAGGAAAGCCTATTTTTATTACTTCAGCTTATAGATGTCCTGAATATAATAAACAAGTAGGAGGAGTTCCTGATTCTGCACATACTAAAGGATTAGCAGTAGATATAGCTTGCACAAATTCAAGAGATAGATATGAAATTTTAGATATAGTTTTTAAGTTTGATTTATTTAATAGAATTGGAATAGGAAAATCATTTATCCATTTAGATATTGATAAAGAAAAACCTCAAAATGTTGTTTGGCATTATTATAACAAAGAGAGGTAATTATGAATAATAATAAAAAAGGAGAAGAGCAATTGAACGAGATTTCAATTGCTGATTTAATAATAGAAATGAAAACTCATTTTAATAAGTTTGCTAATGATATAGACCATATAAAAGAAGATGTCCAAGAGTTAAAAACTGCATTTAAAGAATTAGTTAAAATAGAAAGAAAACAACAAGAACTTGATTTTGAATTTAAGCGTTTGATTTCTTGTTGTGAGGCAATAAATGATATACAAAAAAGAATAGAAAAATCTGAAAACGAGATACAATTAATGAATGTAAGATTGTCCAGAATAGAAAAAGAAAGGGAAAAACAATCTGAAAGATATTGGAAATTGACATTAGGAATATTAGAAAAATTGTTACTTTGGGCTATTATAGGTATAATAGCAATAAGATTAAAAGTATTATAAGAGGAAATTATGATAGTTACATCTATTGATATAGGTTATAAAGGTGGAGTGGCTAAACACCAAATATTAAATAATTCTGAAGCAGTATTAATTGATTTCTATCCAATGCCTGTAATAAAAACTCAAATAAAAAGAAAAGGAAAAATAAAAATCAAATCTGATATTAATATTCCTGAATTAATAACAATTCTTCAAGATAGTTCTTTAATTGTTATAGAGGATATACATTCAAGACCTACTGATGGGAAAGTATCTGCATTTAATTTTGGCTATCAAAAAGGATTAATAGTTGGTTTATCTATAAAATCAGTAGGAATTAATAATGTATATCTTATCCATCCTCAAAGTTGGAAATCTAAAGTAGGATTAATTAAAAAATCTAAACAAGATACAATTAAAATCGTAAATGATTTATATAACTTAACTTTAGCCAAAAAAGATGATGGAATTGCAGATGCCATAATGATAGGAAGAGCTTTTATATTATCAACTTTAAATGTTAAAACCATACATCCATATAGGTAGGTAATTGAAATGGAAGATAATAAATCAAATAAAATTTATTTTATTGGTTCTTATCCTGAAGATATATATACAAAACTCATCTATTATAGACAAGGTAAATTCCCGATTGTTCATATAGGGATAATTTCAGATTTCTTAAATAAAATCAATCCATTAGTAATAGAAATGATGCCTTTTCGTGGTATAAGTTATAAAGTATGGAGAAACATTCACAACCATCATACTCCTTTTGTAGTAAAATCAATAAAAGTAACAGAAGAGCAATATAACAAGTTTTGGAATTTATTAAATGAAATGTATTTTTGTAATCTTAATTATGATTATTTATCTTCTTTAGGTATTACTTCTAATAAATCTTATGGCGAGATTGATAGATTTTTTGATTCTGAATTACCAACTTATTTATTATCCCAAATAGGAATTGATTTGTATAATCATTTAAAACCTTATGAAATATCCCCTAAAATGTTTATGCTTTCTCCTCTATTAAATTTTGAATATTTTTATGATGGAAACAGCATAAGGTATAGTTGGGAGATAGATTAATGGAAATTAAATGGATTAAACCTTTCAAATCTATCCCTATTAAATTTCCTGTTTTTATTATTCATACAGATAGATTTATTCCTAAAAGATATTCAGGATATAATGTAGCTGGATTTATTATTTTAATCAGAAATAAAAGTAAAAATGATATTCCATTACTTAAACACGAATTAACTCATTCAAAACAATTTTTTAAGAATCCGATTTTATATTCAATTAGTATGCTTATAAACATTATATCAGGAACAGTTTATTTTTCATTTTTTGATAAGTTTTTACAAAAAGCATATGAATGTGAGTTGGAAGCATATGCTAATCAATTATTAGAAATAAGCAAGATTTCTATTTATGATTTTTCCTTTTATTTAGGTTATTTTTCTTATTTTATAGTTGAAAATTATAATTTTTCGAAATATTTAAAGTTAACAGAAGAAGAAGTTACATATTCTTTGTATAAAGAATATACAAAAAAGAGAGAGGTAAGTATTGATGAGTAAGAATCAGTTAATACTTAACTACATCCAAAGCAAACTTAATTCAAATTCAAAATCCATTCCATCTCTTCACAAATTAGCATCTATGTTTAATACATCAAAATCCCAAATTACAAGAGTATTAAAGAAAGCAAATATATATGATAAATATCTTCAATTAAGAAAAGAATCTCATTATTCAAAAGAAGAAATAAAAATAGGCTTTATGTCAGATATACATTTAGGACACGAAGATAAAAAATCATTAGACATAGCATTAGAATATTTAAAAGATAAAAATATAGATGTTTTAATATTAGGAGGAGATGTAATAGATTTTGAGTCTATTTCATTTTGGAAAAACAAAAATCAATATTCATTAGTGGAAGAATTAGAAATGGCAAAACAATTTTTAAAAGAATTAAGAAAAGAATTTCCAGATTCAGTTATTTATTATATAGAAGCTAACCACGAACAGAGAGCAGAAAGATATTTAATATCTAAAGCTAAAGAATTCTCATATCTTGATGATTTATCAATTCCTAATCTTCTCAAATTATCAGAATTAGATATTTTTTACATTTCTCAAATAAAACACATAGAACAAAATCAAATTCCATTCCATATAAATAATTTAATATTTTTACACGGACACGAAGTAAAAGTTAACTATTCAACTATTAACATAGCACGCTCAATGTTTCTAAAAACTCAAGCTAATATAATATTTGGACATTTCCATACTACACAATCATATTACCAACGCAACATTCTTAATCAAATTCAAGGAGCTTGGTCAGTAGGTTCTCTTTGCCATCTTCATCCTCAATATTCTCCTATTAACAACTGGAATAATGGATTTGCATATATAGAAACTTTATCTCCATCCGAATTTCAAGTTTTTAATTTTAGAATACATAACAACAAACTATTAACTTAAAGGAGAGAGATATGAATATTAAAAGTTGTATTATTCAATCTTTAATACTTCTAATAAGAATAATTTTGACTCCAATTAAGAAAATTATATCAGCTATCGTTTTTCCATTTGTATATCCATTAAGAAATATATTTTATAAACCTGATAAAGCATATACATTTAATAATTGGAATATTGATTTAGTTTTAGAAAAGAATAATCTATTTCAATTATTTATTTGGTTATGGTTTGATGATTCTATATATTCTGATTTCAAGAAATATTATCATCCTTATGAACACAAATCTAAAATAGTGGAATTAATCTGTAAATTACCATACATTAGAAACAATGAATCAATAAAAGAATTTTTGAGAAGTTATTATTGGAATGGATTTAGAAATTCGTCTAATAACTTATCTCACTTGATAGCATATAAATTAGTAGGTAAATATAAAGGAGTAGTGAAGTATTGTATCAATAACAAGTATATAACATTTCAAATAAGACAATTTGAAAAGCTAATATTACCATATTTAGAAATAAAAATTCCTGTTAAATCTAAACAACTAACCATCAATGTAGGATGGTTAAAATCATCAAAATTTGAAGGTATTAAAATCAGATTCAAATAACTCCT